GGGACTATTTAAAGAGCTGGTTTAATTGGCTGGTAATGTTGGGCAGTTGTAATTTTTCCAGCTGGAGTTCTTTAGGGGGTGTTTGTTTAGGTGTTTGTAATCTTAAAAGGGGGGCTGGTCGCTGTCCCTGGATAACTTCCACAGCTTACCCGATTAAACGCCCCAAAGAGAGGCAAACGTCAAAAGTTTTTCGCCTGCTGTCGTTTTTTCGTTGGGGGGTGGTGTTTGTGGTTGGGTTTTCTGTAGGATGTCGGGCGTTGTATTATATATATAACCCAAATACTACACATTTCTAACGGTGGCATAAAAAGTGGACATTAACTATCTACTATTATAGGTGTACAGTTATTTGTCACCTTTTCCCGCCACATCTTTTTGTCGTTACATTTATTATCTATATCTTTGGATTAGTTAATTTTTGTTTAAGTTAATTAATATAGGGTTTGACTTAAGGGATCTTGGTTTTTTATAGATTAAGGTCCCTTTTTTTAATTAGAATATTATGGATATTACATTTGTATTTCAAGTTCCTTATGCCTTAATGATCGGAGCAGAGGCTTATGTCACTAAAGAGCGTGAGATTGATGGAGTTGCATTTCATTTTCTAATCTTTACAGTAGAGTTTCGTTGGTAGTATAGTCAAATATTGTTATATTTGTAGCATAAATTAAATACAATATAACATGATTGAGAAAGACATTGACTTCAATGAGGACGCAAAGGACAAACTTAGGTCCGGAGTAAACAAGATTGCTAATGCAGTTAAATCTACTCTAGGAGCAGCAGGCACAACTGTTGTTTTAGAGGACGATTTAGGGAGACCTCATGTAACTAAAGATGGGGTAACTGTAGCCAGGTATGTAAACTTATCAGATCCAGTAGAGCATCTTGCCGCTGAAATAGTAAAACAAGCATCAATTAAGACTGCTGACGAGGCAGGAGATGGGACAACTACTTCTATTGTATTAGCACAAGCTATTATAAATCAAGCATACGAGAGTTTAGAGAGCTTTCCAAACCTTAATGTAACAGAACTAAGGAAATCTATAGAAGAGGCCTCAGAGGTCGTCTGTGACTTTCTAGACAGCAAATCTAAGCCTGTTAACAAGGAGACACTAAAGTATGTTGCTTCTATTTCTGCAAACAATGACTCGGAGCTTGGTAAGATAATATCTGATGCATATAATATTGTTGGGGTAGACGGTGTGTTGACTATAGAGGAGTCTATGTCAAAAGAAACATATGTAGATGTTGCTGAAGGAACCAGGATTAAAAGAGGGTTTCACTCTCCATACCTTATAACAGACAAAGAGAAGAATCAGGCGATTTTAGATAATCCATTTGTTCTTGTATCTGATAAGAAAATAAATACTATTGAAGACATAGAGATTCCGTTAAAGGTGGCTATGAATTCTAAAAGACCTTTACTGATAATCTCAGATATTGAAACGGCTGTAGTTAATACTCTTAATGTAAATAAAGCCAGGGGAGTTCTTCAAGTTAATGTTCTTATTCCTGAGGGAGTTGGTCTTAACAGATTTGAGCTTTTAGAGGATTTAGCGGTTATGACAGGAGCTGTTGTTGTTTCTGATGATACAGGTAATGATTGGAATGGTGTAACAGCTGAGTTTCTTGGACAGGCTAAAAAGTCTGTGTCTACAAACAAAGAGACAATTGTAACTCTAAATTTAGAAAAAACAGCTGACGCTGTTAAGAAACAAGTAGAGAGAGTAAAATCAATATTGAAATCTAAAGAGGATGAAGATAATCACTGGCACTATAAAGATCGCCTTTCAAGATTGTCTGGAGGCATTGCTGCTATTTATGTAGGAGCTCTTAGTGAGGTGGAAATGAAAGAGAAAAAAGACAGAGTTGATGATGCTGTGTCTGCAACTAGGGCAGCTCTTGAAGAGGGAATACTTCCAGGAGGAGGATCTGCACTTCTTCACGCAACAAACAAGTTACTTTCTATGCAGCTTAAAGGGAAGACCAATGAAGTAAAACAAGGGTATCATGTTCTTTATAAGGCCATTGAAGAGCCTTTTATTTCTATTCTTTCAAATGCAGGAGCAAATGCAGAGAAAAACTCAGAGATAGTTCTTAACTCAGGAAGGCATACTACCGGCTATGATGTCAAAAAAGACAGAGTAGGTAATATGTATTCTTTTGGCATTATAGATCCACTTAAGGTGACTAAGAATGCACTTAGAAACGCTGTTTCTGTGGCAACCACAATATTACAAACTAACTGTGTAATTTCAAATAAAAGAGCATGAGTTCAGAAAAGTTTAAAGCTATAGGATCTTTTGTGGTTTTGGAGAAGCAAAAAGAAGAAGTTAAAAATTCAATGGGCCTTATTATGACTGAGGCTAACGAAATGAATTTAAGATATAAATTAGCAAAAGTAAAATCAGTTGGAGATGGTGTTAGTGATATTAATAGCGGGGATAATGTGTTTTATGACTCTGCTGCTAGTTCTGATATACGAATCAATGGGGAAAAACTAACGGTAGTAAACGATAAAAACATTGTAGTTATTCTGTGAAACTATTTGAGTATGTTGAAGATGATCAGCATAGTCTAGTCACTAATCATGACTTTAATGGAATGGACTTTGTTTGGTATTCATCTCCTGTTAACCACTATGATATACAGTATATATATAGTAAGATATCTAGTTTTGATCAATTAGAGTATTATGCTGAGGTTTACTTTTTCTTAAATCCAGACATAAATCTAAAAATTTTTGATGGGTTATTCTGCTGGCTTGGAAATAGGGAGAGTGGAAGAGCTGTTCGTACTTATGGAAAAGCTAGAATCTCTCAAATGATAGAGTCTGTTTATCACGAAAAAGTAATTCCCTGGTGTCGTAGAAAAAGACGGGTTATTTTTAATCCAGATGTAATTATTTCTGCTGAAGAAAAAATGAGTATTACAGCAACAATAATTGGAAGGTCTGTTTTTTATACTGAAAAAGATTTGTTTTTAGCTTTAGATGCAATGTATCGTTCAAGAATCGTGGCTACTCAGGATTCTATATCAGAAAATTTAGGGTGTAGTAAAAGAACAATTCAAAGGCTTGTAACCCCAAAGATTAAAGATCTCATAAAAAACAATAATAGTTTGATTAAAAGAGAAAAAAAGATATCTTCAGTTATAGAGTGGATTGATGTGTTAACTTCAGAAGGAGAAAACTTAAAAATGAGACACCTTAAGGATTTAACTAAAGTTAGAGACTACTCTATACTTAAGGAAGCTATTTACCGTTATGAGAATCAACTGTAGTTTTGTTATTCATTTTTTTAATAAGGTTTCTGTAAACCTTATCAGCGTATGTGTTTCCTTTCATTATATTATTTCTGTATGGATCTTCTGAAATAAGTTCTTGACCAACTAGCTTTTTGTATGTATGAGAGCATATTAGTTTTGCTTTTTGGCTGAGTTGATACAGCTCTCTGTGTTTTGATATTTTACCTTCTCTCCAAAGAGATATTAATTCTCTTTTTTTCATATCATTAAACCTGCTTCTATCCCAAGACATACAGTTTGCAAAACTAAAAAAAGTAGCCTTGTCAAAAAGTTTTTCATCATAAAGGAAAAGGAGCATTTCAAGCTCAGACAAAGTAAGACTATATCTTTTTTGAATATAGTATCTAACAACTCTCCAGTTTTTTAAAAAATTAAACTCCTTTTCCCTTGGTTTATATACTGGAGTTTTTCTTGGTCTTTTGTTCAGGTAGTACCTGTGATACATATGATTTCATTATAAGTAGTCAAATCTACAAAATTTAAAATTCTTATCTTTGTCTCATTAAAGAAAATACCATAATGGCGACAAAAGTTGATAAAAGTAAGATGACTTGTAACAGTCCCCGTAAGAGTCCAAATCCTAAAAAGAAAAAGGTCGTTAAGGCTTGTTCTGGAGGACAGGAAAAGATTATTCATTATGGGGCATCTGGTTATGGGCACAATTACTCAGCTGCCGCCAGAAAATCTTTTAAAGCAAGACATAAGTGTGACCAGGCAAAAAACAAACTGACTGCAAGATATTGGGCTTGTAAAGACTTATGGGCCGGAAAAGGAGGGTCTACTAAATCATCTCCTAAATCAAAACAAGGAAAATATTAAGATATGAAACACAATGGTTATTATCCCATAGTAGGAAGTACAAATTACGGTAAGATGGGACCTTTTGATAAGGAAAAAAAGAAAAGAGTTGTATCAAAGAAGCAAGGGCCCTTTGGGACAATGTTCGTCACTAAAAAACCAGTTGTTAATGACACTGAGGTTGTAAAACCAAAAAAAAGAGGATGAAAGGACCTTTTAAAAATCACGCTGGTTTTGGAGATACCGTTGCTGCTGTAACTCAAGCTACAGGAATAAGGGCTATTGTTGATGCGGGATCAAAAGCTTTTAACAAACCGTGTGGATGTGAAGGAAGAAGAAAAACATTAAATGATTTATTCCCTTATGGCAAAAGAGAAAAGAAATAAGATATGCCCATCAGGCGTAGCCTGGGCAAAGAGAACGTTTGATAAGTGGCCTTCTGCTTATGCAAGTATGGCTGCATCAAAATATTGTAAAGATCCTAATTACGCTAAAAAAACAAAAAAGAAATGAATCTTCCAAAAAATGGAGTGGCGAGAGAAATTCGTCACTATATCGGATCGTTGTTTATATTCCTGTTTGTTATAGGAATAATTGTTGTTCTTATACAGTTTCCTGTATTAGACACAAATAAAGAAGTGGTTATGATGCTTATTGGCACTATAAGTGCATCTATAGGTATTGTTATATCAACCATAACTGGAGCGAAACCTGATGACGTAAATTCCTTAAAGTCAGATATAGAGAAGAAACAACTTAAAATAGATTTGCTTACTAAAGGGAAAGACGACTTAGAAAGAATGGTTATAAATTTACAAAAACAAATGCTTGATAATCAAGATGATGTTATGGATAAAATTATATTAAAAGCAGCCCTTGATTATGACGATAGGAGTAAAGCTTTATGTATGATGGAAAAGGCTTCTTGTGAGAAAGAAGATTGTGAGTGTGAAGAATAAAGTTTATGGGTGAGTTAAAAAAATGGCGAGATCAAAAATGGGTTAGAATAGGAACTGATGGATCTATTTTAGGACCATGTGGAACAAGTAAAAATAAAAAAAATCCAGATAGATGCTTACCTTTGAATAAAGCAAAAAGTCTTTCTAAAGCAGAAAGGGCGGCAACAGCTAAAAAGAAAAAAAAAGAAGGAAGATCTGGAAAACAATTTGTTTCCAACACAAAGCAAGCTAAAGTAAAAACAGGATGAATTCAAAAAAAATAAAAGCACCTTCAGGATATCATTGGATGAAATCAGGAAAAGATGTTAAGTTAATGAAACATAGCGGTAAGTTTGTAAAGCACAAAGGAGCTTCTTTGTATGCGGAATTTAAAATTCAAAAAAAACACACATAATCATGCCTACAAGTAAATACTCGAAGAAACAAAAAAAAATAGCATCTGTTGCTCCGCCTAGGAACAAAATAACAAAAGCGGATTTTGATGTTCTTAAGAAAAGAAAAAAAAGAGGATAATGGGCCTAAGCAAAACAGCTCTTTATTATAAAAATAGCGCAAAAGCAAGGCGTGTTAAATCTGAGTATGATAAAAAGTATCAAAAAAAGAAAAGTGCTATAAAAAAAAGAGTTGAATGTAATAGGTTTAATAGAAATAACGGAACGTATGGTAATGGAGATAAAATGGATTGCTCTCATCAAAAGGATGGCACATTGATTAAAGAGCATAGAAGTAAAAACCGGGGCAGAAAGCCTTAAAAAAAATGGAAGATTTGAGAGTATATGGAATAAATATCTCTGCAATTACAGGGGTTGGGATAAGTGACATAAATCCTGCGTTATCAACTTTAGTTTTAACAGCAACGCTGGTTTACACTGTGATACAAATTATAGAGAAAGCAAAGAAGAAATGAAAAAATTTATAGATAAATTACAACAAGCCTGGAATAGTCTTTTGTATAAGTTGATGTTTAAAAAGTACAAATGAAATATTTTTCTGAATCAGAATTTAGTGACTATGAAATGATGGATGAAAAACTCTTAACTATGTTAGATCAGTTAAGAGAGGCCTATGGTAGCCCGATAAAAATTACTTCGAGCTATAGGAGCCCTAGTCATCCCATTGAAGCAGCTAAAGATTCTCCTGGAGAACATTCTTATGGAGCGGCTGTTGACATTGAAAGTATTGGTGGCGGAAAAACATTTAGGCTTGTAAAAGCCGCTATTCAGGTTGGATTTACTAGAATAGGTATAAGTAGAAAAAAAGGGTTTATGCATTTGGGAATAGGATATCCAGGAGCGCCTGAAAAAACAATTTGGACATATTAATATGGCAAAAAAAGCATTTAAAGAAACTGCCGTGGGAAAATTTTTACTTCAAAAAATTCCTTCAGTCGTTGGCGCTATTGCCGAGGATACTCCTGTTGGAAGTGTTATTCAAGCTATTATAGGAGGCTCCGACATGTCTGAACAAGACAAGCAGGTTGCTTTAAAAAAACTAGAGCTAGAAAGAGCTGAAATGGATGGCATAACACGAAGGTGGGTGGCAGACGCTAGAAGCGGTTGGCTTCCTTCTAATGTAAGGCCGTTAACATTAATATTTCTTACAGTTTCTTTTGTTGTTGGATGGTATATGCAGATAGAAGGTTTATCAGTTGTGAAAGAGCTTCTTTTTGTTGTTTTTGCAGGATATTTTGGCGGGCGGTCTTATGAGAAGGTAATGGGTAATAAAAACCACAAATAATGGCTAGAATACAAACATATGATCAAGATAGTAATGTAACTTTTCAGGACAAGCTGCTAGGGACAGATTCATCAACATCAGGAACTAAGAATTTTACTATTCAAAGTCTGATGGACGTTATAAATCAGTTAAGTGGAGTTGATTTATTTGATGGTATAGTTTTTAAATATCAAGCGTTTGAGCCAGCTGCTGCAGATCCTGCGGGAGCATTAAACCTTGTTGGTGGAGTTGCGGCTACGCAAGCATTTTCAGCAACAACTCAGATAATAGTATCAAAGAAAGTTGTTAATGGTATTGATGTAGAAAACTATGTAACTTCATTTTTAGGCAAAAAAATAAAAGTTTCAAAGCAAGGAGACTTTGACAAGTTTGGTGTATTTAGAGTTACTAATGTTCAGAATCATTCAAACACCAGGTATTTAGTTTTAACTGTAACCCATAAAGAATCAAACGGAAGTTTTGAGCCAAACAGTTATTATTTCCTTTCATTTTATGGACTTCCTTTAGTTACAGACTTAGAAGATGTTACTAATGCTGGGTCTGGACTAATAATCACTGACGCAGAAAGAACTACTTTAGGAACAGCATTACAGCCTTCAGACATAACAGATAACCTTACCTCTACAGATGCAAATAAAGCTTTGTCTGCAAATCAAGGAAAGATACTTAAAGATCTTACAGACAATCTATTTGATTTATTAGACGTTGATGCAGCAGATAAACCTGCTTTGGATACACTTAGAGAGGTTGTTAATTTTTGTCAAATAAATGCAGCTACTTTATCTTCTTTAGGGATAGGCAGCATTGCGGGACTTCAAGTTGCTTTAAATGCAAAGGTTGATGTTGTATCCGGTAAAGCTCTTTCAGAAAACGACTTCACTACTGCTCTTTTAAATAAACTGAACGGTATAGCTGCTAATGCTCAAGTAAATGTAAAACCAGATTTTACTGCTACAACAGGTGCTGCTAATGAAATATTAAACATACCTTCAGATATAACTGATTTGTCTGCTCACAACGTAATTGAGCTTTCAGATGTAAATACAGCTTTTTTTACAGGATCCACAGCTACTGCTTTGACAGACGCAGGATCAGGATCTATTATTACAAACACAGAAAGGACAAAGCTTGGCGCAATAGATGTCAATCCTACAAATTCTACAATAACAGATGGGACTGATAGTATTACTGTCGCTCCTTCTTCTAGAACTATAGAGGTTGCAGGGACTACAAATGAAGTTGAGGTATCTCCTACCGGAGCGCAAGATCTTTCTACAAACAGAACGTTTACAGTTGGACTTCCAAATGATGTAACCATAGGAAATGATTTAACAGTAACTGGAGCTGCAACCGCCGCTTCTTTTGTAAAATCAGGAGGAACCTCAGCACAAATTCTTTTGGCTAATGGATCGGTTATTGATCTGACAATAGAATCCCAAGGAATAAATAGCAACGATAGTGATGCAAAGGTTCCTTCAAATGCTGCTGTTAAAGATGCAATAGATACTGCAATATCAAATCTTGTTAGTGGTGCTCCAACAGCGTTAGACACATTAAATGAATTAGCCGCAGCCTTAGGGGATGATGCAGCATTTTCTACTACCATAACGACAGCTTTAGGTAATAGATTAAGATTTGATTCTTCTCAAACTTTAAGTTCTGCAGAAAAAACTCAGATACTAACAAACTTAGGGATTACTTCTACTATTCAAGAAATTAATTTTTTAGATGGTGTTACCTCTACCCTAGCATACAAAAGTCATACTGTAACTGTAGGAAGCAAGACAGGAGGAGGAAATGCTTTTTATATAGACGGAGGTGAGTTACCTGTTTTAATTGTTTTACCAGAAACTAAATATAGGTTTGATCTAAGCGATGCTACAAATGCAAATCATGATTTTCAGTTTAGTGAAAATATAGACGGAGCTGGAACTGGATCATATACAGCCAATGTCACTGCTGTAGGAACACCTGGACAATCAGGCTCATATATCGAAATAACTGGTAGTTATCAATATCCAAATTTATACTATTACTCTCCTAATAGTACTGGAATGGGTAACAGAGTAAAGACGGACGCTAGTACATACTTAGAAGGTCTTACTTCAGATAAAATAGAATTTGATCATGATTTAATTGTAGATTCTAAAATAGCTACAAAGCATAGTAATACCGTAAAGACTATGGTTGTTACTGTTGTAACTAAAACTGCAGCACACCCAGCACACGGTGTAGCCGGGGCCTCTAGTTTAGGATATTCTATAGACGGTATAGAATCGCCTGAGTTAACTTTTGCTGTAGGAAATACTTATAAGTTTGATCAATCAGATTCAAGCAATACAAACCACCCTCTTAGGTTTTATACTGACGAGGCAAAAACAGCTATATTTGGATCAGGAGTAAGCTACTCGACTGCATCTGCTGGTCAAAGCGGTGCTTATACTCAAATCACACCTTTAGAGACAACACCTAACGTATTATACTATCAGTGTAGCGCTCATGTTAAGATGGGCTGGAAGGCTGTATTTAATACAAGAAACTTAACAAATTTTTTAACTGATGATTTAAATGAAGGTTCTTCTAATCTTTATTACACAGACGCAAGGGCAGATGCAAGGATAGCGGCTGCTTCAATAGATGCTTTGTCTGATGTAGATACCACAACAAGTGCACCATCTACAGGACAGGCTCTTGTTTGGGATGGAAGTAAATTTGAGCCAGGTACAGTCGGAAGCACCTTAACAATTCAAGACGAAGGTAGCGATCTTTCTACTTCTGGTACGACCCTTAATTTTGTGGGTACAGGAGTCACTGCCTCTGGCACGGGTGCTACTAAAACAATAACGATACCAGGTGCAGCAAGCGGTATAACGATACAAGAAGAGGGAAGCGCTGTAGGTACTGCGGCAACCACATTAAATTTTGTTGGTAGTACTGTCACTGCAGCAGGAAGTGGTGCTTCTAAAACAATTACAATTACAGGAAGTAGTGCTGGAGGCGGAGGAACTACTGTAGCAAGAGATACTCTAAGTGGAGTTTCTGGAACACAATCATACAATTTATCTCAATCTATTGCAGACGAAAATAATACATATGTGTTTATAGACGGGGTCTACCAATCTAAAACAACATATAGCATGTCTGGTACAACTCTTACTTTTGGGTACCAGCCACCAGTTGGAACAAATAACATAGAAGTAATACATTATACATCAGCACCTGCTGTTACAGATGTAGGGGTATTACAGGTTGATACTTTTGATGGGGCTAACTATTCTAGTAACCTAACACTTTCAATAGCACCTGAAAACAAACAACACACTAATGTTTTCATAAATGGTGTATATCAAGAAAAATCTACATATACATTAAGTGGAAACGCTTTAACTCTAACAGGATACTCTGCAACTACAGGAGATACCATAGAGGTTGAAAGTAGAAAAGTAATAACTCCATCTGGGTTGACATATGCAAATATGGTTTCGGACACTGGAACAGGAGACGGGTCCAATCAAACTTTTTCAACACCAAACGGTGCTCCTCAAACAAAGGAGTTTACTCTTGTATATATAAATGGTGTTTACCAATCCAAATCAACTTATGCGTTAAACAGTGGTGATATAGTATTTACTACAGCACCAGACGTTGGAGATGAAGTAGAAATAATATCTATTAACTCTCTTAATACCGCATCTGTGCCAGCTGTAACTTCTGTGGGTAGTTTATCAGGAGATGTTGTTTTAAATAACTTAAAGCAAAATGTAAGTGTTATAAGTGGTAACACAAACGCTCAAGCGTATCATGTTTATGTTTTTACAGCTAATTTAACTTTAACGCTTCCTGCTTCACCAGAGGCTGGACAGTGGATAAAAATATCAAATAGATCAGGAGTTGCAACTTGCGTGGTTGCAAGAAATGGAAGTAACATAATGGGTGCTGCATCTGATTTAACACTAGATACAGCATCAGCAAGTTTTGAATTAATATACTCTGACGCAACAAACGGATGGGTAATAATAGGACAATAATATGGGTAATTTAAGTACATTTTTTCCGGCTGCATCTAGTACAAATGTGTTGGAACATTTAATTTGGATGCCAGATGGTAGAACTATAAAAACGGCAAATGGTGATAAAACAGCAGATAATTTAACTGCAACTTTCACTCCGGGAACAACTTTTGTAGATGCAGGTAGTACTATAGCTTATACACCTCCTGAAGGAACTAAAAATTTATTATTCGCTATGAATTTTAATTATGTAAGAGATGCTAGTTATGGACCTATATGGTTGACCAAAATAACTATAGACGGTACAGATTGGTTAGGGTCGCACGATTCTTTGTATGGAGGGTCTGACGATTATTTCAATGTAGTTAATGTTCAAAGATGTCTTCAAGTAGGAGCGTCATCTGAAAATATAGCAGGTGGAATAATAGGAAGCTGGACTAGTGATAAAACTTTAGAATATAGAGTTGCATCTTATAGTTCCACATATGATTGGAGATTTGGTGAAAATAATTATATACCGGGAGGTAACGAAAATACCTTCCAAAGGCCAACGTATCAATTAATAGCAACAACTTAAATTATGATTTCACACACATATCAAATATTATCATTAAGAAAGTATAACGACACGCTTTTAGATATTGTGAACAGTTTTAAATTACGGATTACAGGAACTAAAGATGGTAAATCTCTTTATGTAGATAAAGAAATATTATTAGATATACCGTCTGAAGAGTCTTTTATAGAATACGAAAATTTAAATGAACAACATTTAATAGATTGGTTTAAGGATGGCGTAAGAGACTTTTTGGCTGAAAAAGAAATAGAACAAAAATTTAATTTAAATAAAGGTACTGAAACAGATAGCTTTCCCTGGGTCTAAAATATTACAAATAACAAATTAAAAGAATAAATTATGTCAAGAACAAAAGTTAAAAAATCAGTTATAGCAGACAATTCTGTTTCTTATGATCAGTTAGGACCAGAGTTTACAGAAACATCTGCATTATCAGGAACAGTAATAAATTGGGATTCAGCACAAGTGTTTACAAAAACACTTAGCGGGGCTACAACATTTACTTATACTAATGATGAAATCGGAATGGTTAAAGATTTAGTTATATCAGGAGCTTATGGTATTACATGGCCAACAGGAACAAAGATTATTGCTGGAGAATATGACACGACAGTAGAAAATTTTATACAAATAGTAAAAACTGGAGCTGCTGAATACTTTTTATCAATATCAAAACAATCAACATAATGGTAGCAATAGAGAAAAACGGAACGATACAGACATTTAATCGCTTGCCTAATAAATGGGAAGATGAAAAAGGAGTATACATGAATTTTAGATTGTTCCCAAATAAAGAAGATTACGGTTTTTATAATGTTGTAACTCCTGAATATGACAAAGTAACACAACAGTTATCTCAAATATTTTGGGATGCTGATAATAAAGTATTTACATATACAGTAAGTAATATTGATTTTGATGCTACATACACAATTGAAGTAGAAGACGAAGAAGGCAATAAAACAGAAGAAACAAAACCTTTATACGATAAAGATAAATTAAAAGCAGATATTATCTCTAGTGTTAAAAGAGATGCTAATAATTTATTATCTCCAACTGACTGGTATTCAAGCAGAAAAGCGGAATTAGGTACTGCAATACCGGACAGTATACTTGCAGAAAGAAAAAAAATTAGAGATAAAGTAGATGTTATAGAAGCAGAAGTTGCAGCGCTTACAACTGTAGAGTCAATATTAAAATACATTTATACCTTTACAGAGGAAACAGAGCAACCACAATAGATGTTAGGAAAAAGAATAATAAATACTGGAGGAGTATCTTGTACTACAGATACTACACAAATATTAGATGGAGGCTCAACTCAGTCTACAGCTTTATATAGATTTGAAGACAACGCTAATGATACTGCGTCTAGTACAGGTAAGTTTGGTAAAGGGGCTATATTTAATGGGACTAGTTCTGTTGTAACAATAAATAGTGTTTTTGATTTTAGTTCAAGTTTTTCAATTTCAATGTGGTTCAACGCTGACACTTTACCCTCTGGTGATTATACACCATTGTTTTTTACAGATGGGTATGGAGGGTCTAACTCAGATTATGGAATTGCTCTTTATTTATACGGCAATACTATAAAACCCTGGATAGATAGGCAGGCAACATATACTGACATTTTTACTGCAGGAACGTTGTCTACGAGCACTTGGCATCATGTGATACTAACTAGAACCTATAACTCTAAGTGGGAATTATTTTTAGATGGCTCCTCCCTAGGCACTTATACAAGTGCTGGTTTAACTGATAACTACACCCCCAGTTCTTTTAGTACAATAGGAAAGCATTCTAATAGTGCTATGTGGTTTGACGGAAAAATAGATCAAGTTCGTATTTTTAATAAGGCACTAAGTACTTCTGAAATAACGACACTTTACAATGAGACTACAACTACGGCTAATACTTTACAAATTTTAGGGGATACTAGTTGTATTGCAGCATATACTTTTGAAGGAAATGCAAATGATTTAGATACGTCAACTCCACAAAATGGAACAGCATCAAATGTAACATACGATTATAGCGGTACTTTATCTGGAGCGACTTATGTTACAGGTAAATTCGGTAAATCTGCTTCATTTGATGGAACTAACGACTATATAAGTGCTGATAATCCAAATGCTTCTGGAGGTGCAAGAAGTTTTTCGGCTTGGATTAAAACTACTTCAACGGGTTTTCAAAGCATAATAACTAACGGGGGAACAAGCCATGCTAGAGGATTAAATATGTTTGTTTATAATAACAAACTATATAGTACCTCAGGAAATGGTTCAGGTGAAAATTATGGTCCTACGTCTTCCGCAAATGTAAATACAGGCGAGTGGGTTCATTGTGCACTTACAATGAGTGGCACTGCATCTGGTTCAATATTAAAAACTTATGTTAATGGTACTTTAGATGGTACTCATACAACAACTGTAGCAATTACTGATACATCTGATGCGTTTAGAATAGGAGGTCGTTATGTTAATGGCTCTTATGCTTCTGCTTGGTTTAGTGGTCAAATAGATCAAGTTCGGATATTTAGTAAAGAGTTAAGCCCCGGCGAAGTAAATAGTCTTTATAATGAAACTACAACTACAGCAGCACTGGGTACCATAACTAATCCGTCTACTGTTGCATATTATAAAATGGCTGATCCTACAGATGAAACTGGCTTATATAATTTAACTGGATCAAATGTAGATTTTAATATTCAAGGCAAATATGGATTTGCTGGTAAATTTAATGGGACTAATAGCTACCTATATGCTGCTAATTCAGTACAACAACCAACTAAAAATTTTAGTGTTTCTTGTTGGGTAAATTTTAATACTATTAAAGCTGCTTCAACAGGTATAGTTGCAAATTTTAAAACAGGAGTAACACCTCAGGTTGGTTGGGCTATAGCTCATCAAAATGGAACTCCGTTTCAATTTTGGGCAGATGGTACTGCAAGTTCTAGTGGGGCAAAAGCTCAAGGCACAACAAATCCAGTTGCGGGCACATGGTATAATATAATTGGAACTTATGATGGAACAAATATAAAAATATATGTGAATGGTTCATTAGAAGGAACAACAGCTTACAGTGCTACTCCTGCTCAAACAGATCAGCCTTTAGTTATAGGTAGATGGTATGGTAATTATAATGATTATTATATTGATGGTAAAATAGATCAAGTAAGGATATTTAATAAAGCAATTAGTGCTTCAGAAGTTACGAAACTTTATAACGAAATACAATGTGCTAATACTATAACTGCACCTGAAAGTTATTTTAATACAAAACTATATGCTGGAAATAGTGGAACTAACGCTTTAACTGGAGTAGGGTTTCAGCCTGACTTGGTTTGGATAAAAAGTAGGAATAATAACTATAACCCCACCTTGTATGATTCAGTCCGAGGAACAGGTACTTCTAAAGCGATTTATTCAAATGAAAATGTTGCTGAAAATACCTATCCAACTTTAAATAATTTTGTTTCTTTTGATACAAATGGGTTTACACTTGGAGCAACTTCACATACTAATAATATTATTAATAAAACAAGCGATAATCTTGTATCGTGGAACTGGAAAGGCGGAGGTTTATTAAACAAATCAGCTAGTTTTAATGGTAGTAGTAGTAGGATAACATTGCCTAAGCTTACAGGATTAACGGCCGACGTAACTGTTTCAGGATGGGTAAATATAGGGAATACAACAACGTCCAATAGGATAAGATTTATCGAACTAAATACGAATGCAAATGGTTATGCGGGAACCATGTCGGTTCTGTATAGGCCAAGTGATGGTCAATGGCTAGTAAGATCAGGAAACGGTACTTCTACAAATTCTGATGTATTAACACATACATACACATTAACACAATTAACTTGGTATAACGTATGCTTTACTAGAGATGATTCTACTAATGTAACTAATTTTTATGTTAATGGTTCTTTACAAGATACAGAAACCGTATCTGTTTCTTCTTCGTACCCTTCTGACGCAACAGGAGTAATTGGCGATTTAAATTATAGTGCGGGGTCAAATTATAATTGGCTTGGATTAATAGACCAAGTAAGAATATTTAATAAAGCAATATTAGCTTCAGAAGTCACAACTCTTTATAATGAAACAGCCAGCACTATAAATACTTTACAAGTATTAGGGGACGATTCTTGTGTAGCAGCATATCCTTTAGGCGTTGGAGCTGGAGATCTTAACAATACGTATTCGGGGACTCCTTCAAATGTAACATTTAAAAATCCTGGTCATTTAACCAGAAATAATAATGGAACAATTGAAAGTACGGTAAGTGCTAATACAGAATCTGGATTTAGTATTGTTACGTATAGTCCTAATGATACAGTTGGGATGTCTATCGGGCATGGTTTGGGTAAGGCCCCTTCTCTCGTAATTACTAAAAGATTAGATACTGCTCAAGATTGGGGAGTTTATACTAATGTTTCTACAGGTAACACTACCACCAATTGGTTATCTTTAAATGATGCCGATGCTTATGGTTCTGGCAACTTTATGAATATTAAATCTTCTACTTTAGAGCTTCCTGCAACAGGTGCTTTTTGGGGTAACGGCGGAAATCAAGTTGCTTATTGTTTTGCAAATGTAGATGGTTATCAGCGTATAGGTTCTTATGTTGGGAACGGTTCAACTAATGGTCCTTTTATTTATACAGGTTTTGAACCCGCTTTTATATTAGTTAAAGGAACGACATCATCATACGCATCACATTGGATGATTATAGATAATAAAAGAGATACTGATAAAGAAAAAGATAAAAGATTATTAGCTAATTTATATAATATTGAAACAGATGATGCTAATTGGAAAACTGAATTCTATTCTAATGGATTTCAACCAAAATCTACTTTTTCAGGTTATAATCATTCATCAGGCACTTATTTATTTTGGGCCATAGCTGCAAATCCAGATACTACAGCATCGACCAAAGCTAATAGTTTTAAAACTAAAATATATACAGGAAATGGTGGTACGCAGTCTATAACAGGAGTCGGGTTTAAACCAGATTTTACTTGGCTAAAATGTAGGGTCGACCCTAGAAATCACAGACTTTTTGATTCTGTAAGAGGTGCAACAAAAGGTATTTCTAGTGATCTTCCTAATCGGGATTTTACAGAAAACTCATTAACAGCTTTTAATACAGATGGATTTACACTTGGGACCACAGGCAATCAAAATGTTTTAAATGAAAACTATGTTTCATGGAATTGGAAAGCTGCAGACCATGATAGAAATTTACCTACTATAAACCAAGATGGAAATATTACAAGTTTGGTTAGTGTTAATCCAGAAGCTGGGTTTAGTATTGTGAAGTATACAAGCACAACTAATTCAAGTGATACAGTAGGGCACGGCCTTTCTTTACCACCTAAACTATATATTACAAAGCGACTTGGCACTTCTGCCTCTTGGTGGACATATACCACTGTTATTGATGGAAGCTTAGATTATGTGGCACTTGATAGAACTGATTCAAAATATAATTCTACAAAAGCAGCACCAACATCAAGCGTTTTTACAACCGACTATGGCTCTGTTGATAATATGATTACATACTGCTGGCATTCTGTAGCTGGATATAGTAAGATAGGCACTTATGAAGGGTTGGGCACATCTACCGTAACAGTTTCAGATGTAGGATTTAAGCCATCGTTTATTATGATAAAAAATGTTGATGCAACTGCAAATTGGAATATGTACGATGTTAACAGAAGTACTGTTGTAGATAGAGCAAACAAAATATTATATCCAAACTTAAATAATTCAGAACCAAGTGCTACTAATTATTATTTTGATATGAATGATAGCGGTTTTGTTGTAAGTGCCACTAATCACGAACAACATAATTTTGCAGGTAGAACATATTTATATATGGCATTCGCTTAAAATTTGTAAATTTGTAAAAAATAAAAAATGGCAGCAACACAAGTAACAGCAGACGTTATAAAAGACGCTACTATAACAGGAACTAAAATAGCCAATACAACAATTACCTCTGGCAAAGTAGACTCATCTGTAGCTAAAATAATTACACTGACACAATCAGCTTATGATGCTTTAGGCTCTTACAGCGCCTCAACATTATATATAACAACATAAATTATGGCAGTATATTTAGGAGCGACACAGTTAGACGGGGGCGGAGGCGGAGGAACTCCAATAGGAGGTTTTGCTTTTTTTGAAAATCCCGTAGGTGTTAGCTTTACTTCAGGAAAAGAAGTATACACAGACGCAGACAATATTGTTTGGATTAAAACAGCCGCTACTATTCTTTCGTCGGATTCTGGAGTTTTAGAGGCTTCACAGTATTCTGGTTCTACTAATTCTTTACTTGTGTCATCAAATACTTTTAGTGGAGGCGGAGGCTACGTTGGTAGGACATCCTTTGGTTATAATGGCGTTCATCTTCAGGCGATTGGATTAAGAGGAAGTAATAATTATGGGTCTTATGCTCTTCGTGATGAAGATAACACTAATATAGCTACGAGTTACGCCTCAACTGGGCCTTTTTCAGCCGGATATTCACAAGACCCAGGAGGGACAACAAACCCAATGGGATGGGTTTTTGGTTCATCTTTTTATAATGACACTCATGCTTTTACTGGATTTCACAGACCTGGAATTAATAGTTTTTATAGTGCAGCTAAACATGCTTATACCCCTTTCACTTCTTTTACTGGCTCAACAAACGGATATTCACAAACCAACTATTTTACACTTCCTGTTCCATTAATGGCTACAACAAATATCCAGACAACACCGAGATATTGGGGAGTTAGCCAAGACGGAACTACGGTAACAGAATACACTTTTAATGCATCAGCGTCAAACGGAACAAATCCATTTACAGCGGTTAGTCCGTCAAATACATTTACTGTTGCATCTGCTGAAAGATTTATGTCGGATGGTGTAGATAAACTTTATGTTCATAGCGGAACATCTTTACATCAGTATGATTTGAATGGAAACAATACCCTTACTTTTAGTGGACTTCCTGGTGCTATTACTGATACAAGTTATCATGTAGGTTTTGTTTGTGTTCCTGCTTTTAAAAATTCCGACAACGTAACACAGTTTTGGACAAGAACAGGTGGGAGTACTGGAAATAATTCAGCGTCTCAAACTTTCACAAGGTACGATCTTGTTGAAACCGTAGAGGGCCCTTTTACCGGAACTGCTGCAAGCAAAGCACTTATTCACCTTCAAGATGTTGATTCAAATGATATTCTTGGACAAGGCGGCAACTTAATTTATTTATGGAAAAGAATAGCTTAATATGAAATATATATCTATAAAAAAGGAAAAAGTATTAAAGGTTTATTCTTCATCTAAAGAACTTTATGAGGATCTTAATGCTGAACAATATCTTGAAATGGAGGATTCTGATTTTGAGAAGTATCAAAAAGATTGGAGGGACTTAGAATTAAAAAACACGGATTGGATCATTCCTATTTCAGATCACTCTCAAAGAGAAGCTTATATTTTATACAGGCAAAAATTAAGAGATTGGCCTAATACAGAAAGCTTTCCTGACACCTGTCCTTCCCTTTAATTAAAATTGTAAAATCTACTATAATGAAAAAATATGAACTATATAAGAAAAATATCAGTTGGTTCTGACTACAAGAATGCTATGCATTATATAGTTGGACAGGAGGTTCTTGGAGGATCTTACCTAATAGACAGTATTAATTTTGAAGAAAAAGGGTATTCTGTTTGGGTTAAAAAAGACGGAGAGGTTGTTAAATGGAAAGAAGTCACAAACACCCCTGTTATGGTTGAGTATAATCTAAACGCCATATGATCCCTAGGAATAAGTATTTAATTGCTCCCTACGGGAAAGAATACAAAAACACAAAAAATATTGACGGGCATTCTTTGATAGTTAACACATCTATAGAGGATGTAAAATATGTTAATAGAATTGGACTTGTTATATCAACCCCTAAAAATTCTGAAATTCCTAACGGAAGCCTTGTTGTTGTTCACCATAACGTTTTTAGAACTTACCTGGACATGAAGGGAAGACAAAGAAAAAGTAATGAGTATTTCAGAGATGAAAAATATTTAGTTGGTCCTGAAAGAATATATATGTATAATGATGGAGAAGGTTGGAAGTGTACTGAAGGATATGTTTTTGTTTCTCCTTATGATTATATTCAAGATGATAGTATATATCAATCAAATGAAAAAGAAGAAGAGCATATGGGACTTATAAGACACAGCTCTTTATTTCCAAAAGGAACTCGTGTTGGATTTACCAAAAACTCTGAATATGAGTTTGAATTGGGTGGAGAAAAAATGTACAGAATGAAAGTTAATGATATTTGTGTTAAATTTACATAAAGCAAAAAAAAATAACTAATGCCGGACGCATTTTTAAAGAACAACCTATCAATAGTAATATCGTTTGTTGTTGCTGTATTTACAGCAGGAGGAATATTTGCAGAGTTTACGGCATTAAAAGATGAAATATCTTTAGTCCACGACAGGTTAGACGAAAAAATTGTTTTTATAAATAAACTTGAAGAAAGAATATTAAATATAGAAAAACAAGTTGAATACGAAAGAGGGTTGCTTGAAGCAATGTCAAAATCTAATGTAAAAAATGAGTAAGAAAACAGAAGTAACTGTAAAGTCAAATGGCTTAAGAAATGAATTAAAAGAGATACGAAAAAGTATCGACAAACTAACTGAAGTATTACTACTTCAACAAACAAACAAACAGAATGAAAACATTAAAAACAACGCTACTGGCGAGTATTGGGGTGATTCTATTGATGGGATGTACTTCACAACTTCAAGTACAGAAGCAAAGACAAGCATTGAGAGTAAAAACGTATCAAAAAATAATTAATAGTGTTTCTATTGAAGATCCAAATGAAATTAAGCTAGCCCAAATATTGTGGCACAAAACAATTAAAAATGGAAGTAAAGGTTATAGAAACAATACAAAAGGTAATTAGTGCTGGAGAAAAAGCTGTTGAAGAACTTATAAAGGTTGCTGAAGAAGAAATTATTACTGGACACCCAGATGATGATCTTGCTGCTGATAGGCTTAAGAATGCAGCCGCAACAAAAAAACTAGCAATATTTGATGCTTTTGAGATACTTCAAAGGATAGAGATTGAAAGAGAAAAATTAAATGGCACGGACGAATCTGAAACAAGTTCAGGAAAAGATAAGGGATTCCAAAGCTTCGCAGAAACTAGAGGCAGGAAGTCTTAGTCTTTATAGAATTGTGCAGGATGACATAAAACAATCTGTACGAAAAAGTAAAAATAAATTAAAATCCTGGAAGTATGGTTATGATAAAGATTATGATATAATCATTATATCCAAAGATGGAACTTTAGGTGATGTTGTAGAAATACAGAATTTAAAAATTGGACTACCTTTGCAGCCAAAATCTGTATACCATAAAAGCAATGAAAAAAAAGATCAGTATTGGGAGCCTTCAGAATATCCAAAAGAACTTAAAAAAATTAAAAGTATATTTCAATGGAATGAATACCCTTCTGACTTCAAACAATCTTGGATATCATATATTGAAGCGGAATTTGAAAGAAGAGAAAATGGATTTTGGTTTAAGAATAATGGTGTCTCTACTTATATTACTGGCTCTCACTACATGTATCTCCAGTGGACCAAGATTGATGTTGGGCACCCAGAGTTTAGGGAGTCAAACAGATTATTCTATATATTCTGGGAAGCTTGCAAGGCAGACATCAGATGTTTTGGAATGTGCTACCTCAAAAATAGACGGAGTGGATTTAGCTTTATGTCGTCATCGGAAACTGTCAATCAAGCCACAATTACTTCCGACGCAAGATTTGGAATTTTATCAAAAACAGGTTCAGATGCTAAAAAAATGTTTACAGATAAAGTCGTTCCAATATCCACAAACTATCCTTTTTTCTTCAAGCCTATACAGGACGGAATGGATCGACCAAAAACTGAACTTGCCTATAGAGTGCCAGCTTCAAAACTTACAAGAAAATCTATTGAGCAATCAAATACAGAGGAGCTTACAGGTCTTGACACTACTATCGACTGGAGAAACACAGGAGATAACTCTTACGATGGTGAAAAACTCAGACTCCTTGTACATGATGAATCTGGTAAATGGGAAAGGCCCGATAATATCCTCAACAACTGGAGGGTCACTAAAACTACATTACGATTAGGTAGAAAGGTTATTGGAAAGTGTATGATGGGATCCACATCAAACTCACTAGATAAGGGTGGAGATAATTTTAAAAAACTTTATAGAGCTTCTGATGTTTTAGAAAGAAATTCTAATGGCCAAACAAAGAGTGGAATATACAGTTTATTTATTCCTATGGAATGGAACATGGAGGGCTTTATAGATAAACATGGTCACCCTGTTTTTAACACACCAGAATCCGTCGTAGAAGGAATTGATGGAATGGATATAGATATAGGCGTAATTAATTACTGGAATAATGAAGTTGAGTCTTTAAAAAATGATTCAGACGCTTTAAATGAGTTTTATAGGCAGTTTCCAAGAACAGAAAATCATGCCTTTAGGGATGAGTCTAAGAACACTTTGTATAATCTCAGCAAAATATATGAGCAGATAGATTATAACGACGGATTAGAAGCGCAGAGGGTATTGCAAAGAGGTAATTTTTCTTGGGCTAATGGTAAAAAAGACACAGAAGTTGTTTGGTCTCCAAATCCAAAAGGAAGATTTTATGTTACATGGATACCTCCACTTGAATTAAGGAATAGAATAATAAATAAAAACGGAATAAAGTATCCAGGTAACGAACACATAGGGGCTTTTGGATGTGATAGTTATGATATATCTGGAACTGTAGGGGGCGGAGGGTCTAATGGTTCTCTTCATGGAATAACCAAAATAAACTTTGAAGGTCCATCTAATTTGTTTTTTTTAGAATATATAAGTAGACCTCAGACTGCTGAAATATTCTACGAAGATGTTTTGATGGCTTGTGTTTTTTATGGGATGCCGGTCCTTGCTGAAAATAACAAACCAAGACTTCTTTATCATTTAAAAAATAGAGGATACAGGGGGTTTAGTTTATCAAGACCAGATAAGCACAAGAATGATTTATCTAAAGCAGAAAGAGAGCTTGGAGGAATTCCTTCTTCGTCAGCAGTAATATCAATTCATGCTGAAGCAATAGAGTCTTATATTGAACAAAATGTTGGGTTGTTAGATTCGGGCTCTGGAAATATGTATTTTACAAGGACGCTTTTAGACTGGGCAAACTATGATATAAACAACAGAACAAAGTTTGATGCTACCGTAAGTTCTGGATTTGCCCTTATGGCAAATAACAAATATGTTAGCAAACCGAAGAAAAATGTTAAAGAAATAAATGTTACCTTTGCAAGGTACAATAATGGTGGAATAACAAGTACAATATTGAGATAAAAAATATATGAACGGAGTCCAAACAAGGAATGTTATTGGCTTTCCAGATCAACTCGCTTCTGATTCAAAAAAAGGATCTAAGGAGTATGGGTTAGTTGTGGCTCGAGCAATAGAGTCCGAGTGGTTTAGAAAAGAAAGCGGAACTTCAAGATTTTATAATAACAGAGATACTTACCATAAGCTAAGAACTTATGCTATGGGAGAGCAGTCGGTTCAAAAGTACAAGGATGAGCTTGCTATAAATGGAGACATATCATATCTAAATTTAGACTGGACACCAGTTCCGGTAATACCAAAGTTTGTAGATATAGTGGTTAATGGAATGCAGAATAGACTGTATGACGTTATGGTTGATGCTGTTGATTCAATATCATCCAATAAAAAAGCCATGTATAAGTTGAAGCTACAGGCTGAAATGAGGAATAAGAATGACTTAATGGAAATGCAGCAGATTACTGGAAAAGATATGTTTGATCAAGACCCAACAACGCTTCCACAAAGTCCTGATGAGTTAGAGCTGCAAATGCAACTAAACTACAAAGATGATATAGAAATTGCTCAAGAAAAGGCTATTGAAAATGTCTTAAGAATGAATAATTATGAGCAAATAAGAAACAAAATTGATGAAGATCAAACTACATTGGGGATATCTTCTGTAAAGCATTCTTTTAATACTCATGATGGAATAAAAGTCGAATACGTAGATCCAGCAAACTTAATATGGAGCCCTACTGAAGATCAAGATTTTGAAGATTGTTATTATTTTGGAGAAGTCAAAAACGTAAATATAACAGAATTAAAAAAAATAGACCCTTCCTTAAGTCAAGAAGACATAAAGGAAATATCAAAGATGTCTTCTAAATGGGATGCTTACCAAGGAATACGAGGCGGATACAAGACAGACAATTTTGACCACAACACTGCAACGTTGTTGTATTTCTGTTATAAAACGGACAAGAATATCGTATATAAAAAGAAGAAAACATCTCAAGGAGGAGACAAGGTACTTAAAAAAGACGATCAATTTAACCCACCAAAAACAGAGAAAGCTAGATTTGAAAAACTTTCTAAAAGAATTGACGTATGGTACGAAGGTGTACTTGTTCTAGGAACAAATTACATTCTAAAATGGGACTTAATGAAGAACATGGTTCGCCCAAAGTCCTCAATGAGCAAAGCGGTAGCACCTTATATTGTAAGTGCTCCAAAAATGTACAGGGGCCAAGTGGACTCTCTGGTAAAAAGAATGATTCCATTTGCGGATCAGATACAACTGATACATCTTAAACTCCAACAGGTCACGGCAAAAATGATTCCTGATGGCGTATATATGGATATTGATGGATTAAGTTCAATTAATCTAGGCAATGGAGCAATGTATACACCACAAGAGGCTTTGAATTTATATTTTCAAACCGGATCTGTAATAGGAAGGTCATTTACTGAGGAAGGAGAGTTTAACCACGGTAAGATGCCTATTCAAGAGTTAACTTCTTCTGGTGCAAACGCAAAAATATCTTCTTTAATAAATATGTATAATTACAATTTAGGGATGATTAGATCTGCAACTGGCCTAAATGAGGCAAGAGACGGATCTACTCCAGACTCAAATTCTTTAGTTGGTGTACAAAAAATAGCAGCATTAAATTCTAATACAGCTACAAGGCACATTTTAAAATCAGGAATAAACATAACAAGAAGAGTTGCTGAAGGTGTTACTTATAGAATGTCTGATGTATTAGAGTTTTCTGAATTTAAAGAGGATTTTGCTAAATCAATCGGCAGATATAGTATGGAAATACTAAAAGAAATAAAAGAGCTTCATCTTCATGATTTTGGCGTTTACATAGAATTACACCCAGACGAAGAAGAAAGAGCTGTTTTAGAGCAACACATAAATACATCCTTATCTCAAGGAAAAATAGATATAGATGATGCTATTGATATTAGAAATGTTAGAAACGTAAAAATAGCTTCTCAACTTCTTAAGGTTAGAAAAAAATCAAAAGAAAAGGAAGACCAAAAAAGACAACAAGACAATATTCAACAACAGGCAAAAGCAAATCAAGACTCTGCAATGGCTGCTGAACAGGCAAAGCAGCAAAGGGAAATGGCTAAAAAACAAGCCGATATGGAGCTTATGAAAATGGAGTCAGATTTAAAAATGTTGGAAATGGATAAAGAGTTTTCCTTGAAGCTTAGGTTGATTCAAGAACAAAAGTCTTTGGATGCAAATATTCAAGGAATGCAAGTTGAAACACAACTAACTAAAGAAAAGTACAAAGAAGACAGAAAAGACAAAAGAACAGCAAAACAAGCGTCTCAACAGTCTAAACTTATACAGCAAAGACAACAAGACTTAGACCCGATAGATTTTGATGGTCAAGACTCGTTAAGTGCTGGTTATTAGGCTTTTAGTAAAGCTTAATATATTTGTAATTTTGTAATAAATTAAATTTAAATATAATGGATAAAATCGAAGTTTATGCTTTGGATGATGATGGCAATAGAATAGAGCCACAGCAAGAAGTAGAACAAAAAGAAGAAGAAGTTTCACAAGAGGTTTTGAATCAAGAAACCCCTGAACAGGTAAAGGAAGAAAATGAGTTACCACAACAAGAAGAAGAAAGTAGTAAAGGTCAAGAGCAAGAGCAAGTCGAAGAGGAAGACCAAGAAAAGTTACTGACCGAAGAACCAGAAAAAGATGATAACTGGTTTTTAAGTAGATTAAAAGACAGGTATGAGGTAGAATTAAATTCTATTGATGACCTTAAAAACGTTCTTTCAAATACTGATAAAGAAAAAGAAAATCTTCCCGAAGATGTGGAGAAGTATATGGAGTTTCGTAAAGAAACTGGAAGGTCTTTTAGTGACTTTGCTGAACTTCAAAAAGACTGGGCTACTGTAGGAGACGGAGATATATTACGTCAATACTATGAGCAAACAAAACCACATTTAGATAGGGAAGACATTGAGCATATTTTAAATGAACAATTTTCTTATGATCAAGAAATAGATGATGATAAGGATATTAGGGCAAAAAAAATTGCTCACAAAGAAGCATTGTATGAGGCTAGAAATCACTTTGAAAAGTTAAAGGAAAAATATAAAGCTCCGCTAGGGTCTAGTGAAGCTGATATTCCTGAGACATACAAAGAAGCTTTTAGCTTTTATAATGAATATAAAACTCAAAATGAAAAAGATTCTATCGCTCGAAAAGAGCAGGCTTCTTATTTCACTGAAAAAACTAATTCTTTATTTTCAGACGAATTCAAAGGTTTTGAATTTAATCTTGGAGATGAAAAAAAAGTTTTTAAACCAAGTGATTTAGATAAAGTGAAGTCTAATCAGAGCAATGTTCAGAATTTTATTTCTCAACATGTTGATGAGAAAGGATTCTTAAAAGATCCTGCCACTTATCACCGTTCTTTGTACACGGCTATGAATCCTGATGCTATAGCAAAACATTTTTATGAGCAAGGGAAGTCAGATGCTACTGGAGATATTATCAAGGAAACTAAAAATATCGACATGGGAGTTCGTGAAAACACGGTAACGGATACAGGAGGAACTAAGTTTAGAATAGTAGAATCAGAGGACAAGTTTGAGTTTAAAATTAAAAAACGAAACTAACAATTTTTAAAATTATTAAAACATGTCTGTAACTATGACCGGAGTTGGTGGTGCATTAACCCCCGCTCCTTCGAAAGCAACGCTTTCAAGTAATTATTTAGGGTCAAGTATTGAGTTTACATCTCAATATCTTCCCGATGTTTATGAAAAAGAATTTGAAAAATACGGAAATCGTTCTGTATCTTCTTTTTTAAGAATGGTAGGTGCTGAAATGCCTTTTGCTTCTGACGTTATTCAATGGTCAGAGCAAGGTAGATTACACCTAGCAGTCACTGGTGCTACAAGAGTAGGTGATGTTATTACTTCAAATGGGCATCCATTTAGAGTAAATCAAACAGTAGTTATTTCTGACGGAACTGACCAGGAAAAAGCTATCATAACAGCAGCAAATGCAAACACATTTACAGTTGCCTCTTATGAAAATGCCAACCTTGCAGCAGCTATAGCCGCTAGTGGCCTTAAAGTTTTTGCCTATGGTTCTGAATTTGCAAAAGGAACTTCTGGTATGGCTGGTAGCTTAGAAGCCGCTAAAGATATTCAAACTAATAACCCAATTATCATAAAAGATAAGTATGAGGTTAATGGTTCTGACTTAGCTCAGATTGGATGGATTGAAGTGACTACTGAGAATGGAGCAACTGGATACCTTTGGTATTTAAAATCAGAGCACGAAACTCGTTTAAGATTTGAAGATTACTTAGAGTTATCTTTAATTGAAGGCAAGCCTGCCGCATCATCTTCTGGTGCTGAAGGTGCTGGATTTAAAGGAACAAAAGGTTTATTCCATGAAATCGAAAACAGAGGTAATATTGCTACTGGATCTATCGCTGCAAGAACTGATATTGAAGAGCTAATTAAAGTTCTAGATAAAGAAGGAGCTATTCAAGAAAACGTAATGTTTGTGAATAGAACAAAATCTTTTGAAATTGATACAGTTTTAGCTGCACAAAACAACTCAGGTGCATCAACTGCATCTTATGGTTTGTTTGACAATGATGAGTCAATGGCTTTAAATCTTGGATTTACAGGATTTAATTTAGGATATGATTTTTACAAATCTGACTGGAAATACTTAAACGATGCTACTACTGGGTCTTTGACTTCTGCTGTAGACGGAGTTATTGTACCTGCTGGTACAACTACTATTTACGATCAGATTTTAGGAAAGAACGCAACTCGTCCTTTTTTACATGTAAAATATCGTAAATCAGAAGCTGAAGATAGAAAGTACAAATCTTGGGTAGTTGGATCTGCCGGAGGTGCTGGAATGTCTAGTGATCTAGATGCAATGCAAGTACACTTCTTATCTGAGCGTGCACTATGTGTACACGGAGCTAACAACTTCATCATAATGAAGTAATTTAACTGGATAGGCTGGGGGCTAATGCCCCCATAACCTATCATTTAATTTTAATTTAATATTTAATAAAATGCCTAGAAAAAAAACAACTCCCTCTTGGGAGATAAAAGATAGAATTTATATTCTAAACGGAGGAATTACTCCTGTGAACTATATATTGCGTTCACGACACCACTTAAACAAACCACTTCAATATTTTGATGGATCAATGAGTAGATCATTGAGATATGCTTCTAATCAAGCATCTGTTTTTGAAGATGAACAAATGGGCGATGTTACTTTGCCTGCTGTAATTTTTAAAGACGGAAAGCTTGTTGTTTCAAAAGAAAATGTATTGCTTCAGCAGTTTTTATCCATATATCATCCTGACCTTGGAAAAGTTTACGCAGAATTTGATGCCAATAAAGAGGCTGAAGCTGAGGTTAAAACCGTAGAAGAAGAACTAGATGCAATGAACATAGCTAAAGACTTGCCTATTGAGGATTTAGAGGCCATAGCAAGGGTTGTTCTTCAAGGAAGAGTGTCTGATATGGCTTCAAATGAAATAAGAAGAGATATGCTTATTTACGCTAGACAAAATCCTAATGAGTTTATACAACTTACTAAAGATGAAAATATAAACTTAAGAAACATTGCAGTAAGGGGAGTTGAAATGGGAATACTTTTTATTAAAGACGACCAAAGGACTGTTTGTTGGAATGATTCAAAGAAGGAAAAAATTATTACAGTTCCTTATGGAGAAAATGTATATAGTGCATTAGCGGTTTATTTTAAAACAGACGAAGGGTTAGACACTCTTCAAGCTATTAGTAACAAGCTATAGTTAATCCACCTTAACTATACTTGAAATGAAGGGGTCGAAAATATCGACCTCTTTTTTTTTCGTACATTTGTAGCATGATAAATCATGTTAGAAACACCGTTTTAACTGTACTAAATAAGGAAAACAGGGGCTTTATAACGCCTCAACAGTTTAATTCTTATGCAAAGCATGCGCAGCAGTTAATCTTTAATCAGAAGATCTCTGAGTACTCAAGAATGGTCGCTGCCAGGAACTCTAGAATGGTAGCTACTGACTTTATGGATAGGGTTGATATTTTAAAGTCTAACCTTGAAGTTTTTACAGAAGAAACAAATGTAACTAAGACATTGACTAGGTATATAAAGCCTGCCGATTTTCAGCACTTAGTCTCTTTAAGATATTCAAATAAAGAAATTGAGCAGGTTCCTAGAGATAAAGAAAGATATTTAGTTGACTCTAATTTAACAGCGCCTACGGACACTTATCCTGTTTTTGTGGATAGAGGAAGTGACATTATACTTTATCCTCAAACACTCGCAGGAGCTGTTGATTTTATTTACATAAGAAACCCAAAGGACCCAAAATGGACCTACAATACAATAGGGGAGAATCCTGTTTTTAATATAAATGCATCTGACTATCAAGATTTCGAATTAGATCAAGATGAGTCTGTAAATCTTATAGTTGAAGTTTTAAAACTAACTGGTGTTACCATAAGAGAGGCGGAAGTTACTCAGGCTGCAACAACTATTGACCAGGTGAATACAAGCAAAGAAGCATAATATGGCACTAACTGATCAACAATACTATTCATCAGCATCAAACTATGGAGACTCACAATTTGTTAGTCTTAAAGATATAGTGAATAATTTTTATTTATTTTACATTGGAGATGAAAAATTAATAAATAACGTTAAAAGATTTGATGTAATATTTCACGCCAAAAGAGCTGTACAGGAGTTAAATTATGATGCATTAAAAAATGTAAAAGCGTTAGAGTTAGAGCTTCCAGATTCTTTGCAATTGACAGTTCCTAAAGATTTTGTAAAACTTGTTAGATTGTCTTGGGTGGATGACAGAGGACGGCTACACCCTTTAATGGTAGATAATAATACAACAATAGCAAAGTCATACTTGCAAGATAATAGCTACAATATTCTTTTTGATGGAAATGGAGCTGCGCTAGAAGGAACTTCTTTTATAGACACCAAGCTTTCTGAAATTCAAAATACAACACAAGACGCTTCTTCATCATTAAGCGATGAGTTTTTTGGTGGAAGATTTGGGCTTGACACTGCTATATCAAATGTAAACGGAAGGTACAATTTAGATAAATCTGCTGGCGTAATAAGATTCAGTTCAGAAGTAAAAGGTAAGCATGTTGTTGTTGAATACATAACAGATGGATTAGACTACTTAACGGAAGATCAAATACAAATAAATAAATTAGCAGAAGATTACATATATAAACAAATAGCATACGAAGTTATAAAGCATAAGTTTAATGTTCAAGAATATGTAGTTAGAAGAATAAAAAATGAAGCTTTTGCTTCTATGAAAAACATGAAAATCCGTTTAATGGACATACATCCTTTTGATCTGATTCAGACCTTAAAAGGAAGAAATAAATGGATTAAGTAATGAAGTTTAAAAATATCTTCAGCTCCGGAAAAATGAACAAAGACCTGGATGAAAGGCTTGTTCAGAAAGGAGAGTATCGTGATGCTTTAAATGTAAAGGTTGCAAACTCTAGTGGTTCAGATGTTGGATCAGTAGAGAATGAAATCTCTAATGCCGTGCTATCTAGTTTGAGCATGGGAAATAATCCTGTTTGTATTGGATCTGTAGCTGACGATGTTAATAATAAGATATATTGGTTTGTAAGATCTGACTTAGGAAGCTATGTTTGTGAATATGATTCTGACAATAATGCGTCTTCATTTGTTTTAATAGATACAAGAACTGGGCACAATAATGTTTTAAATTTTACAAAAACTAATTTTATTGAGTCAAATATTCTTATAGATATTGACAATAATAAAAGATTTTTGTTTTTTACAGATGGATTGAATCCTCCTAGGCGGGTTGAAATTGATTCTGCCAAGCTTATAGACGGAAACGATTTTGATAAATATGACATAGATGTTATACAAAAACCACCATTGTACCCGCCAGTCTTAACTCTTCAAAGCGCAACAAATGAAGAAAATACTATTGAAGAAAGATTTCTTTATTTTTCCTATAGATATAAGTATAAGCATGGAGAGTATAGTGCGTTGTCTCCTTTTTCGGAAGTAGCTTTTTTTCCTAAATCTTTTTCTTTAGATTTTTCTACCGGACTAAATAAGTCTATGGTAAATGCAAACGGATCAGTAAGCATACAGTTTGATACAGGGTCAAAAAACGTTACAGACGTAGAGATTGTTTTTAAAGAAAGTAACTCTAGTGTTGTGTACGTTGTGGAATCTATTAACAAGGAAGATGAATCTTATGCAAATAATGCTACGCAAAACTTTTTGTTTAAAAACTCAAAAATATACAAAGCCCTTGCAGAAAAAGAGTTGTTTAGGGTATATGATAATGTGCCCTTAAAGGCAAAAACTCAACAACTTATAGGCAACAGGATTGTTTATGGAAATTATGTAGAAAATTTTAACCTTATTGATTCTAACGGGAAAAAAATAAAACCAGACATTAATCTACAAGCCACAACAGCAACAATAACTACACCTCCTGTTTCAAGCGTGAAAAGTAATAAAGACTATGAGGCTGGAATTATTTATTTAGACGATTATGGGAGGTCTACAACTGTTATTACCTCTCCTCAGTCTAGCACAAATATTCCGTTAAGCAGTCAAAAGCTACAAAATAAATTGCAGGTAACAATAAATCACCTGCCTCCTGCTTTTGCAAAAAAATATAGAATATATATAAAGCAAAGTAAAGGAAACTACGAAAGCATATCTCCTGCGATATTTTACGAGGAACAAGAAACAGGTTACGTTTATGTTCAGTTAAACGGAAATGATAAAAATAAAATAAAAGAAGGAGAATTCCTTGTGGTAAAAGCTGACTCTAGAGGCGTTAAAACAGGCCTTGTGGAGACTCAAGTTTTAGAGATGAAAGAGCAAAGTGTTAACTTTTTAGAAGATGACACTTATCCAGGAACTGGAGATCCTCCAATTGCACAGCAGCCAGGATTTTATGCTAAATTTAAGCCAAGCGGATATAGTCTTTCTATAGATGATTTTGTTAGAACAGAACATACTGATTATGATGATTCTAGTAATAAAAGAGACAACCCTTTAAGCATTCAATTTAACTCCTCAGTAGTTGAAGGTCCTTTTTATTATGGAACAAATGGAGCTGTAACCGACGTAACTCTTGGCGGAACATACACTATATCTGAGCAGTTTGCCAGAATTAGGGTTGAAATTGATGGAATTAATGTAGATGTTAACGGAGATGGTTCTTTGATAGTTGATACATTCCAATGGTCAGTCGATACTCTTGATAATGATGGCACAAATACTTTAAGCGCAACAAACTTAACCATGACACCAGGAACCCCAATAGCTCTTACTGGATCTGGATTGACAATTGATTTTGCTGCTGCAACAGGGCACACAATAGGCGACAGGTGGATGTTTAACGCTAGACCCTCAACAATAAACGCCCTTTACACTAACGCAAGCGTAAGAGGTGAAAGAGCTTATTCTCAATTTAGAAGTTTTCCCCAAACAGAAGAAGAAATACCTTTAGGAACAATAATAAATTTTACATACGACGAGTACAACAGGGGGGACCAGTTTGTAACACATGAGTTTGTAGTTAATCAAACATTCAAAAACCTAGAAGAATGGTATCATGAAAGCGGAGCCAAAGCAATATTAAATCCTGATATTCCTGAAAACAGAATATTTTTTTTAAGAGGAACATATGGATCTAGGCAGTCTCTTATAGATAACTCTTTGACTAGTGATCTTTTAATGGTTATAAGATCTAAGTTTCAACAAAATACATCAATAAGCAAAAGAGCTAAAATAGACAACACATTTGTTTTATTTACAAGACAGACAACTGACATAATAAATTTAGAAACAAAACCAGAAACAATAAACTCTGAGATATTTTATGAGCTTCCGGCAACATACAATATAAATAGTCAAGGGTATCACGAGGCCCCCGCTGGAGGCACAACTCAAACAGATTCAACTCAAGCTACTTTCGAGCTTCCGTTTTTCAATTGTTTTTCATGGGGAAATTGTGTTGAGTCATATAAAATAAAAGACGATTTTAATGCTAAGTTTTTTGAGCCAGAAAATAGGCCATCATCAAACTTAAAGGATTATAAACAAAACAACAGAACAACTTCATTAACCTACAGTAATGTTTATGACCAAACAACAAAATACAACGGATTAAACGAGTTTAACTTATCTACTGCAAACTACAAAGATATGGATGACTTCTATGGAAGTATCAACAAGATTGTAGGAAGAGAATCAGATTTGGTTGTGTTTCAGGAAAACAGAGTTTCTAAGCTGTTGTTTAATAAAAGTGTTTTATTTAATGCCGATGGAAGTGGAAATGTTGCTTCCAGTACAAATATTTTAGGGCAAGATATTCCTTATCTTGGAGAATATGGGGTTACAGCTAATCCTTTTGCTGTGATAATATGGGGAGGAAGAATTTACTTTGTAGATGAAAGAAGAAGGGTGGTTTGCAGACTATCTCAAGATGGTATAACACAAATATCAGACTATGGAATGCTTGATTGGTTCGGAGATGCTTTAAAAGTGACTCCTGATGTTATAGGAGGATATGACCCAACTGACCGTTCTTATTCATTATCACTCCGTGGAACGCAAGAAGAATGGAGAGAAGACGAAGTAGAGTGTGAAATTTTATATGATAGTACAGATACAGATGGCGATGGTACTGTTGACTCTATAGATACAGACGACGATAACGACGGCGTGCTTGATACCGCAGATGCATTCCCACTAGATTCAACAGAGAGTGTTGATACGGACGGGGATGGTGTTGGAGATAACGCTGACACCGACGATGATGGAGACGGGGTTGATGACGCTCAAGATGCATTTCCTTTGGACTCTACTGAGACAACCGACACAGACTCAGACGGAACAGGAGACAATGCTGATACCGATGATGACGGCGATGGTATTTTAGATGTTAATGAAGGCGACATGGATGGCGATGGTGTTGATGATAACAATGATACTGATACTGACGGAGATGGCACGCCTAATTCAACTGACACGGATGACGATAATGATGGGGTACTTGACGGAAGTGATGCTTTACCAACAAACCCTAATGAATCTGTTGACACTGACGGAGATGGCATAGGAAATAATCAGGACACTGATGACGATGGTGACGGGGTATTAGATACAGCAGACGCATTTCCTTTAGATTCTACAGAAAGTATAGACACAGACGGAGACGGTATTGGGAACAATGCAGATACTGATGACGACGGAGATGGCGTCCTTGATTCCTCTGACGCATTCCCACTCGATTCTACAGAAACAGTAGATTCTGATTCAGACGGCCTTGGGGACAATGCAGACCCAGATGATGATAATGATGGAATAGCAGACGTAAATGAAGTCGATAGTGATGGAGATGGATCAATAGATGATGTCGACACAGACGATGATAACGACGGAACACTAGACTCAAGCGATGCATTCCCATTAGATCCTACGGAGACGACAGACACCGATTCAGATGGGACCGGTGACAACGCTGATACAGATGATGATAACGATGGAGTCTTAGATACAGCTGATGCGTTTCCTTTAGACTCTACAGAGACTGTTGATACAGATAGTGATGGAACTGGTGATAACGCTGATACCGATGACGATAACGACGGTGTTTTAGATGTTAATGACGCATTCCCGTTAGATGCTACCGAAACAACGGATACAGATGGAGATGGGGTAGGAAATAACGCTGATTTAGATGATGACAATGACGGTGTTTTAGATTTACAAGACGCTTTTCCTTTAGATTCAACTGAAACCATAGATACAGATAGTGATGGCATAGGAAATAATGCAGACACGGATGATGACGGAGATGGAGTTGCTGATTCAAGCGATGCTTTCCCGCTAGACGCAACTGAAAGCGTTGATACAGATAGCGATGGAACTGGTGACAATGCGGACACTGACGATGATAATGATGGAACACCCGATACGTCAGATGCATTTCCACTAGATGCGTCAGAGACAACTGATACAGATGGCGACGGAACAGGAGACAATGCTGATACAGATGATGACAATGATGGCACTCCAGACTCTTCTGATGCGTTCCCGCTAGATGCAACTGAAACTACAGACAGCGATAGTGATGGTATTGGGGACAATGCAGATACAGATGATGACAATGATGGGGTACTTGATAGCGCAGACGCTTTTCCTTTAGACGCAACTGAAACAACAGATACGGATTCTGATGGTATCGGAGACAATGCTGATTTAGATGACGATGGAGACGGCATAAGTGATATTTATGAAACGCAGCTAGGAACAAATCCTTTAGACAGTACAGATACTCCAACAGATACAGATTCTGATGGCATACCAAACGCTATAGATACAGATGATGATAATGATGGGACTCCGGACACCAGTGACGCTTTCCCTCTTGACTCTACAGAAACAACAGATACGGATTCTGACGGCACTGGAGATAACGCCGATACTGATGATGATAATGATGGGGTTTCAGATGCAGATGAAACAGCTGCAGGAACGGATCCTTTAGATAGCACTAGCACTCCCCCTGACACTGACGGGGATGGAACTCTAGATTATTTAGATACAGATGATGATAACGATGGAGTCTTAGATGTGAATGATGCTTTCCCGCTAGATGCCTCTGAAAGCGTAGATACCGATGGAGACGGTGTTGGTAATAATGCAGACACGGATGATGATAACGATGGTCTAACTGACGCTCAAGAAGCAACAGCTGGAACAAACCCATTGCTTGCTGATACAGACAGTGACTATATAGTTGATTCTGTTGATTCTGCTCCTTTAGATGCATCTACACCAGGAGTCAGTGATACTTCTGGTAGCGGAAGAAGTTCTAGTTGTAGCCCTCCAGAAAGATTATTTTTCTTCCCAAACCATTATGCTGATAAGATGCAAGCAGATGGTTACAATGGAAACAGTAGCACAACAGATTCAAATTTAGCAAATATTCCGCTTGCTTCCAGCGCATTAAGAGTAAGTGATACTACTTACGTTCCATACGATAACACAGTCACAGTGGCTAGTCTAAATTTAACCGATGCAGTACAGTGGAGTGACGCACAAACAGGATCCACATATGGATTAACTCTTTCTGACAGATATATTACAAAAGATGCCGCAGTAACCCTTGGTTATACTATTGGAATAATGAGGAACGCCGATAATACAGCAAAATCATTAACAGGGCAGAGCATAAATGATATTCCTGGTGACGCAATAATGTATGCATTCACAAATGACGTAGACTCTAACGGAAGACCTAATAGCTTAACAAGCCCAGTTGCTATAGTTACTCCTATAGGATTTAGGGAGATAACAAAACTATCTTTAGTTAATCATGCTATTAGGAGCGATGCTAGCAATAACAAACATTTATACACAAGTTTAGCTTTTATTATATCTGAACCATGTACAAGCGCATTTTCATACACCGCTAAACCTTGGGTTGAGGTGACATCAGGATTGAGCTCAACTCAAGGTTTAAATGGAATTATTAGTGGGGTAGAAAATCAATCACTAACATTCCCTCAGGTTACCGCCTATACAGATACAAATAGCAGTATTACATTTTCAGATACAAATTCTCCGGTAGCCGGAGGGGATGCTTTTACTATGCTCGGTTTGACACAACATACGATAAACCAAAATGTTGGGCCTATGTTTAAGCAGACAGGATTTAATCAAGAAACGATAAAACTTCATTCCTATTACAATACAGTGCCGCCATTAACAATAAATATAAAAAACAAAAATTTTGGAGAAACGTATCCTTCAGGAGCTCAAATTACCCTAAGCGCTGCGGCTGGAGACATAGGGTCTGGAGTGTCTGTTGACTCAAATGGAAACGTTACAGTAAGCTCTATGGGAAGCACAAGTTACACCAACACCCTTTCTCATCCAGACATTCCTGGTGCGACAATTCACACGGGAAGTTTTACCTATGATAGTAACGGTCAAAAGATATACACGCCATTTAAGGCACAGTTTATTAAAATTGACTCTTTGGGGGATGATGAATGGCAGTTACAAAGAACTGGTACGCCTTTTCCTAATAATAGCTCTGCTTTCCCAGTAACTACAGGATACTCAAATTATCCCTACGGCGGGTCAACTGACAATAGTCAATGGGATAACACAACGATTATACAAAATGGTGAAGGAAGCTCAGGATCTAGATTTGGCTCACTAGACCTTATTGGAGGGGTTTTCTATTCTTCGCTTGCTAACAAACCTGGAACGATTGATGCTGAAATTAAGTTGGTGTACTACCTTAAAGATTTTGTTCCAAAGTATGGGATTGTAGTAATAACCAGCGACACACCTCCTACGGTTAGCAATGCTGCAACATCTATATTTTATCCAGGATCAGGCACGGATCCATTAATACTTAAAACTATAACTATAAATATATAGATATGAAATATAGATCAGGATACAGAAAAGTTAAAACTCTAAGGAAGTATGTTAATGGAAAGCCTACTAACATAACTAAAGCTAATGTGGCTTCAGACACTGATTATATCGAAAAATATTTGTCTGACGAATGCCCCGTTAATACGCTTCCATCTGGGGTAACTGTTACCCCAACAACGCCATCTACTCAGGCATACAAGAATCCAACAGTTACTGGTTCAAACAACTACACGGTAAGCTTTAGTGAGTATGTAAATGGATGGACATCTTTCCACTCGTGGATACCAGAGTCTATGGTCAACATGAATGGAGATTTTTTTACATTTAAAAGCGGTCAGCTTTATAAGCACCACGCAAATGACGCCAACAGGAATAATTTTTATGGAGCAACATACCCTTCGGAGCTAGAGTTTGTGTCTAATGATGCATCAGGAGATGTTAAAATGTTCAAAACCATAGAGATTGAAGGTGACGCTAAGGATTGGGATGTAACTATTGCAACGAACCTAGACCAAGGTCATATAGATAAAAGTTCTTTTGAAAAGAAAGAAGGGTTTCATTATTCTTATATAAGAAGAAATTCTACAGATTTAGTTAATACCGAGCTGTTGTCTGTTCAGGGGGTTGGAATGCTTATTAGCACCACAACAAATGTTTACAATTTTACTTCAGTTCCTTCTGAAATATCTGTAGGAGATTCTCTTTACAAAGCTACGTCAGGGAGCTATCAATTAATTGGAACTATATCAGGAATGACAGGAACGTCTATAACAACAAGTGCGTCAGCAGTCACTCCTTCTGTAAACGATTTTATATTTGGAGCTAAGTCTCCTGTAGCAGAATCGTATGGCTTAAAAGGTTATTTTGCAAATATTAAGATATCAAACACAAGTAATTCTAAGGTTGAGGTTTTTGCTGTAAACTCAGAAGTTTCGAAAAGCTTCCCTTAATATTTAGTATATTTGCATTAATGAAATTTAATTTAAGAACAGTCTCTGGAGAGGACTATGACAATGTTCTTTTAAAATGGTGGAAAAACTGGGGATGGGAAGCACCACCCAAGGATTTTTTACCAGAAACCGGACTAATTGTGTCAAAAGGCAATATTGATATTTGTGCAGGGTTTCTATACCTTACAAATTCTAAGGTTGGACTGACAGAGTTTGTGGTTTCAAACAAAGAATATAGAGACTCAGACAGAGGAGAAGCTTTAGACTTTCTTTTAGATTGTATTCTAGAGCTAGCAGATAAAAATGGATGTAAATACGCTCATGTTATTTTAAAGAACAAGAGTCTATTAAGAAGATATAAAAGGGCTGGATATATAGAGTCCGATAAAAACGTTTTAGAATTAGTTAAAGCATGGCAATAGCAACTGGAACAGCGATAGCGTTAGGAGTGTCAGCAGCAGCAGGGGCTGCTACCGCAATATCCGGAGCGGCTAGAGCTAAAAGAGCAAAAAAGGCGCTACAAAACTTTAAGCGTCAAGAATTATCACAAACAGAAGGATTAAGAGTGTCTACATTAGGGGCTGAGTTACAAACAGAAGCAGCATTGCAAAGGCAAGCTACAAGTGTTGATGCTCTACAAGCTGGGGGTGTAAGAGGATTAGTCGGAGGTCTCGGAAGAGTTGAGGCTGCTCAGGGACAACAACAAAGACAAATATCAGCAGACCTGGATAGACAGCAAATGCAAATAGAAAGGATGCAGTTTCAAGAGGCTCAATCTTTAAGACAGATGCAGGAATCAAGGGAAAACTTTCAAATAGGGGCTTTAATGTCAGAGCAGCAAGCTGGACAGCAAGCTGTAACTGCTGGATTAACGCAAATAGGAAGTGCTGCAATGACTGGATTAACATCAATGGATTCAATGCAGGCTAAGGATCCTTTTGTTGGAGGAGGAGTAAAATCAACTATGAAAAATCCAGCTTTACCAAACATAAATCCGATTAAGTCTGATTACTCTAATTTTGGAATGGACACCGTAAAAAGATCTCAAAACATGAACACCTCACTAACAGGTAATTCATCAGATTTTTCACGGTTTATAAATTAAAGAAATTAAAATGGCAGCAAGAGATTATGTAGCGGGGTTTCAGGTAGCAGGCGGAGGAAAAGCTAATGTTGTTGATCTTTCAGCAGCAGCAGCAGGTGTTGCCGCATATGGATTGGAACAAGCTGAAGAAACCAGAAAAAGACAAAAAGAGTTTGATGAGAATAGGGCAGCATTCAAGAAAGAAATGGCTGACACTTACGATCAATATGTTCATGAAAATAATTTTGACGACACAGGCATATTAGACTTTGATTCATCTACAGAAAAGCTTAGGAATTCAATAAAACAGTCTCACTTAGAGACAGAGTTTCTTTATAATCAAGGAACAATAGATGAGGCTGAGGTTAGAAGAAGAAACAATGAGATAAAAGGGCAAGTTGGAGAGATTAAAAACCTATCACAGGATATAGTGGCATATCAAGACTCAGTTAAAAAACTAGAAGATGAAGGCAAAGGTAGTGAGGTAAATAATGTGAGAACTGATCTCCTGGAAGCTATGTCAAAAAACTTTAACGTAGTTTCTACAGAAAAAGGACTTCAATACCAAACAATTGTTGACGGGGAGGTAAAAGGAGTAAATGCTAGCCAGTTTAAAAAGGTTCTTGACGCAAGAGAGGGAGTGAATATTCAAACAGACATTGATGAGATAATAAAGCTTGGTGGTTTTGATGAATATGTTAAAGGAGACAAAAAAATTAAAGATTTTACTTCAATAGTTGACGAAGAGAAAGGTGAAGCTATTGGAACCGCTTTTGATGTTTCTCTTGCTAAAAAAACAGACGAGCAGATTTTAGATATGATGATGAAGCTTGGATTGGCGGATGACGATGAAAAAATAGCTAAAGATAACAACCTGAGACACATTAAGGGTGAGGATGTTTTTTCTTTTAAAGCAACAGATGACGACAGGAAAAAGCTAAAGGTTAAGCTCCAAGAGGAGTTGGTGAATCAATTAGAACTCAAGAGACAGCAAACATTTTATCAGGATCCTAAAGCTATTTTGGCTTATAAAAAGAGACTGGATAATCAAAAAGAGCCCATTCATACTCAAGGAATGGAGAAGAGGGTGGTTACAGTAACTAAACCAGACGGAACTGAAGATAAAGTGGAAAACAGTTTTGACACATATATGCCAATAAAAATTCCTGGGAAGCCTTCTGGTATTGACATAAGCTATACTCTGCAACAAACAGATTCTGACTCTGCTGAAAACGTATTTGCCACTAGGATTTTAAGACAAATGAATGATAAACTAAAATCTGGAGAGCAAACCTTAGGTATTGATGCCATCAAAAAAACAACCCTTCTTCAAGGAGAAAGAAACAAAAATACTGGGGCTTGGACTTTTAGAGTGGGAATAGATTTAAAAGGAAAAGTGGGCTTTGAAGATAGTGATAACGCAACAGAGCCTGTGGAAGAGGGAGGCGGATCTTATTCGGAGGTTATTGAAATTAATCCTGGCACTTTAAAAGAAGTAAACATGTTTTACCAAAACTTAACAGGAAAACAATTAAGCGATACATCCCAGAAAGAGTTTTTAAAATCTTTAGAAGCCAAGAAAGAAGCAGGTGAAAAATTGACCCCACAAGAGTCAGCGGCCTTAGGAAAATCTGGTCAATATGGGTCTTTGATAAATTCAAAATTAAAAGGTAAGTAAGATGATTGGGGAAGAAAAGATAAGTGATCCAAATAATCCAACGCCACAAGTAGATGTGGGTACCGCTCAATATGGTGAAAATTTTGACTCTGTTTTAGATATTGTCTGGAAAGGAATGCGTGAAACAGGATTTTCTGGGAGTCGAGGACAATTTTTCACCCTTTTATGCACAGATCCTGAGGTGTTAGATTTATCTTTTGATTTAATGTCCAGTACTGGTTTTGAAGGAACTAAAAACGAGTTAGCTGGACTTTTAGGAATAAAAGATCCTGAGCCTGTAAAAAAAAAAGAAGATACGGATTTACAATTAGAGGATACTTCTTCGGAGTTACCAAAGATTGAAGTTCCAGAAGTAAAGACAGGCAGGGTTGGATTAACGACTGACATAGTAAATCCCGAGGACGAGGTCTATAATAAAGCAGGCCGGGGTGAGGATTTTGTCAACTTTTTTTCTTCAAACATAGATGCTGGTTTAGCACAGGGCAATAGTGTGAGTGAAGTGGTTGAGTTAATGACTCAAGGTAAAAATTTTACACAAGAAGACGTTGATGATCTAATCGAGTCTGCTAAACAGATGGAAAATCTACCGCCGTCTGAGGAAATGATAAAATTTACAAAAGCGGTACAAGATAACGGGGGAGACAACTTTGCGTTTTTAAAAACCCTTGCAGATTTTGATGACGATGTAAATTCTTTTAAAGTTTTAGCAGAAACAGGGATAAGAAGTTTTGTTGGAATGGGAAAGGCAGCTTACGAGGAGCCGCTTTTAACAGCAGCAACAGGTGTTTTTAGTGGTATCGCTGGAGGACCAACAGCAACTGTAGTGGGAGCTATGTCTGCAGCAGGAGGTCTGATGGAAACTTCTGTTTCTTTTATAGAGTTCCTTAAAGAAGAATTAGGAGACAAAGATTTCAATAGAGAGAATGTTATTGAAATACTTAACGATGACGAAAAAAGAAAAAGCATAAGAAATAGAGCTTTAAAAAGAGGAGGAACAACAGCGTTGTTTGATTTAATAGGAGGTGGAATTGCTACACAAGCAGCAGGGCGTGTAGCTAAACTTGCTCAAAAAACTACATCAGCATTAGGAAAAGCAGCAGGTAAAGCTGGAGCTATAACTGCAGCAGGTGTTATAGAAGGAGTTTCTGGAGGAGCAGGAGAAGCTACCGCAAGGGTATTCGCTGGACAAGAGTATTCTGCAATAGAAACTGGGCTTGAAACATTCGGAGGTGCTTCAAGAGGTTTAGTTACAGGACCTTTGGGTATTGCAAAAACTTATCTAGAGAACACGCCCTACTATAAAAACCTTAGCAAAGGCATAGCTAGTTACGAGCTTAACGGAAAGACTGTGAACAAAGAGCAGATAGAGGAGTTTATAGACAGCAGCACTCCAGAGGAGGTGGATTTATATTTAAAAAACAACAACATTAAAATCACAAACGACAATGAGTTGTCTAACAAGATAGAAAACAAACAAAAAAGATTTAAAATATCTGAAGACATAGTTAGTGACCCTGCTGGAAAAAATACAGAAAAAATTATTGATCTTGAACTTGAATTAGATGCACTGAGTAACAAGAAAACAGAAAGTGCAAGACTCAGAAGGGAAGATTTAAAACAACAAATAAAAGAATTGCAATCAGATGAAACTCCAGCTGCCGAACAGCAAGAGACGGTTGAATCTGAAGAAGCACAGCAGCCAGCTGAAGAAAAAAAATCTTTTAATTTATTTGAAGAAGACGCTACTACAGAATTTGTTAAGCCCGAAGGTTCTGTTACATTTGAAATAGGTTCCAAAAAACAAACACTAGCTTTAGTCGATGGCAAAGGAAAGCTGATAGCTTCTTTCGACTCTAAGACAGGCAAGAAAAGAAAAACAAATACTCTTGCGGAAAAAGAACTTGTTCAAGAATATGACTATACAAAAGGAAGAAAGGCTACAGAGGTGGATCCAGAGGGGGCTAAGAATCCAAATATAGAGTTTGATGAATTTATAGCAGACAAAAGCGAAAACGCTCAAGAAGTTGCGCAAGCTTTGCAAAGAGAATCAAAGGTAGATACATCTCAAAAAGTGGATCCTATATTTGAATTTATTGAAGGAACTAAAATTAACCCTAGCTTTCTTAAAAGAGTATTATCAAAAGGAGTTCGTAAAGAAACTACAAAAACAATACAACTCTCTTGGTTTAGAAAAAATGGAGTAAATGTAGACGATGTGATAAAAGAGATTAATGAAAAATTTAATGTTCAATATGATGAAGACAATATAAAGGATATTATATTAAATAATCCATCAAACAGGGTAAGGAAAAAAACCACAACTTACGATGATCTTTTATTTAAATTCAAAGAGCTTACAGGTTTTTCTGGTTCAGAAACAACTATTGATGCAGTCGCTAATCAAGACCCCAGCCAACTAAAGTCTGAGGTTCCACAGGAGGTAGTTGAGGAGCAAGGGAAGGAAAGGGAGGTCGCCGAGAAAACTATTGAGAAAGAAGATCAAGCAAACGAGCAACAAGAAAACCAGGAAGAGTTATTTGATGATAGTGAAAAGCCCGAGAGTATTGATGTGCTAGACACTCACATGGATGCTGCTGATAAGAAATTAAAAAAAGCAAGCTTACTGAAAAGGGCTAAGGATTTTGCAGGTAAATTGCCTAAGGTTTTGAAAAGACAACTTATAGATAGACAGGCGGATCTCAAAAGAATTTTAACAAATATAAGCGATACAAAATCAATAAGGGCGTTAAACCTTCTTATAACAAAAGCTGGGTCAGGCGCTTTGGCTTCTCAAATATTTAAAGGATTTGAATCTAAAATTTATAAAGGATTAAAATCAGTAGAAACAAAAGCTCTTGATAGCATCATATATGCTAGAAGGATAATATCTATAAATGAAAACAGAAGACAAAGAAGAGCAAAGTCTGCTGAATATGAGGCTCAGTATGGAAGCGAAATAACCCCAGAACAAGCAAAAAATATAGATGACGAAATACTTGATTTTTATTACGAAGAAAATGAAGATACTGGTGTTTATGAAATAAGAGACTTCAGTCCATATGAGGTTACCACAGAGGGTAAAACAATAAATGAAGATGTTGCTAATGAGTCCTTAGAGCAACTTAAGCAAAGAATAGGAGAGGAACAATACAACAAGCTTTTTGATAGATCTGAGGCATACTTTGAATCAACCAAATCTTTACTTGAAAGGCTCTACGATTCTGGAAGAATAACAAAAGCTCAGTTTGATTATTTCAAAGACATAAACTACAGCCCATTTAGAGTTATTGAGAAAATATTTCCAGAATCAGGAAAAGACCTGTCTTCTTTAACAGAAAAGGAAGAAGCTGATTTTCTTAGAGTAAATGGAATACCAGCTAAGGATATTATGGCGCTTAAAGATGGGGGTGAGTACACTGTTATGAAAGACTCAAAACAACTCTTAGCAATGTATTCTGCTGCTGTTGCCAGAAGATCGTTTCATAATAAATTTATGAATGCTTTCTTTGATGTATATACAAAGCATGCTCAAAATGAAACTATACAAGAACACATGACAACAGACCCCAAGGTTGCTGCTGAAAAAGGATTTGTTCCTATGGGTTTCTTTAAAGACGGGAAGAGGACGATGTTGTATGTAGATGAAACTACCGCTAAACAAATGTTGGACCTGAGGGGAGATACAAAGCTTCTTGATATCGCTGGAACATTTTCAGGGGCAAAATTAATTAGGTTTTTTGCTACAGGCGCAAACCCATTCTTTATTGTTTCAAACGTTCCGATGGACTTTGTTAACGTAGCGTTTTTTACAGACGCATATAACAGGGGGATCGAGAAGTTTAAACCAGTGGCTATGTTTAAGTTAGCTAGAGATTTTAGTCTAAACTTAGCTGGAAAAATAAAATCAGATCTTACAGGCAGTGGAAAGTTTAAAGAAGCTCTTGAGGAAGCTATAGAACACGGAATGGGCTTTGATTTTTTATCTCAAGAAGGAAAATCCAAAAGAGTTGGATCAAAAAAAATAGGAAGCAAGGTAGTGGATTTCCTTTCATATGCCGGTGTGGCCTCAGAACAAGCTATGAGGCTTTCTGTTTACTTAAAAGTAAAGAAAGATAAAATAGCTGACTATAGAAAAGAAAATGGAGTAGAGCCTACAGGACAAGCCTTAGAGGATATTAAATTTTCTTCTGCTGCTGAGGCCAGGGAGACTATTGACTTTTCTCAAGGAGGAAGCCTTGTTAAGGATCTAGATAAAGTGGCCCCATATCTTAACGCTACCTTCCAAGGATTTAGGAGGCCTTTTAAATATTATTCAGAAAACAGGCTTGGGTTCATATCAAATGTAGTACAGGCAACTTTTTTAGCTTCAAGCGTACCTTTGGCAAACGGATTGATGGCAGGTTTGTTTTTTGAAGATGAGGAAAAAGACGATGTGCTAAGAAAGCTTAGGGAAGAAACTACTCCATATGAAAGAACAAATTATTTTTTACTAATAGATCCTAGAAATCCTAAAAACGAAAATGGAGATATAAATTACATAAGAATAAGAAAACTCCCAACTATCGCCCCTATAGCTTACTTAGGAGAAGAAATGATTCATTCGTATCAATCTGGAAAAGATTTTAGTTTTGATGATTTTTCTAAGACAATTGAAGCTGCAGCTCCTATCAGCGGAAGTTTGGTTGACAACATAGGTTATAATCCAGGCGTTTCAGCGATTGCTGCTTTAAATAATTATGACCTTTATAGAAGACAGGAGATATTTAGAAAAAACGATAACGCCCTAATAAACGAAAATGCAGAAGGTCTGTATGATGAGGATGTTGCTACGATATACAAATACTTTGGGTTCGGTGGATTAGATGTTGTGTCCCCAAAAAGAATGCAAGTGGCTGTAGAAAAGTTTATTACGAGCCCATCCACAAACCCTCTAGTGGGGGCAGGATACGCAAGCATTGAGACCCTTTCTAATCTATATAAAGGAGGGGCTGATGTTGAGCCTGTAAAAGAAGGGTTCAAGTCTTTCTTTGAAGGAATAGCTAAATCAAGCTCAAGAAGAATGTTTAGATCTACAAATCCAAGAGTAAAGGATTATGCAACAAGAGAAAAGCTAGAGGAAGATATAAAAAATGTAAATACAGAGATATATCTAAAAGAATCTAAAGTTAAAAATTTGATTAGTGAATACAAAGAAGAAAATAAAATAGAGGACAGAAACCCTAAGATTGTTCCTGAAAAAATAAACAAATTTATAAACGAAAACTTTGATTCTCCAGAGGAACGAAGAAGAATGAAAAGAAAAACCCTCAGAAAAATACAGCTTCCTAGCGTTTCTTCAATATATTTTGATTTGGTTTTTGAAAAAAACTCTAAATCTCAAGGATTAATTTTAAGAGCCATATATGGGGAACAAATAGACAAAGAAGAAATGAACGAGGTCAATAAACTATCTAAGCTAATCATGGGCAGAAGCCTTGGTAAAAGTGCATTTAGGGAATACAAAAAATTAATTATAGAGGGTAAAAAATAAAAAGGGACCAAAGTAAATTGATCCCTTTCACCCCAAAAAGAGCTTAGACGTACCCCTACATCTAAGCACACTCAAACTTACAATATCTTTTTTAATAAATCAACAACAACCTCACAATCTTTTTGGTTTCTAGGCATAAAAAGTACTGGGTCTTGGCCTGTATCCACTAAATGTTTCTTAAATAATTTCCACCTGATGGGAAATGCTTCGTTTGGATTTCCCTTACACTCTATTATAAACCTCCTTGGCTTCTTAACATCTATAAAGTCTGGAGTGTATCTTATGGGCAGAATTTTTTTGTTTCCTTTGTCTTGTAAAATTTTTTTACCTTTAGTTTTTTCGTAACTTGATGCAGGAAAATTAAAACCCTTAACAACTTCATATGTCTCCCCTTCGTATAAAACTTTTATTTTTTCTCTTTCTAATGCTTTGTACATATATAGCTCTAACTTGGAAGCGAATTTATGTCCTTTATATGTTACTTTGGTACTCCTGGTGATTTGTTTTCTTTTAGAAAATCTCCTCATTATCTTCTCTTATGGTTAAGATGTCATCAACTCCTAATATTGTATCAAAATAAAACATAGCGTCTTTTTCCGATTTAGCTATGCAGTGTTTTATTTCTTCGTTTTTTACTAATGTGTTTGTTGTTTGAGCTACATACCTGTTGTATTCTCCTATATCGTTTCTCCAGAGAATTTCAGTTAGGTCTTCATAAAAACCATCATATTCAGCAATAGCAAACACAGCCTGTAGATCTGTGCACATAAGTTCGTTTGCTTGCCACTGAACCTCCTCAGAAGTGTATGTTGTTACATTCATATCCATGTCTTTACCAACATTAACGTAATAGTAATAATCCTCATTTTTATACTTTAAAAGCAGACTCATCATAAATAAGCTTGCTGAAAGATATTCGTCAGGGTTTAGACTCCTGTTGAAGACCACTCTCTCTGTGTCTGATCTCATCTTTGCTCCTTTCTATATAAAGAATGGCATCCATAAGCTCCTGTTTTAGGTGCTCCATCCACTCAGTCAAAGATAATTCATTTTCATTTAATGTAGTTCCATATTTTTTTATTCCTAGAGAGCTTCTTTTGTCGAATTGATTTTTTATACTCTCAACCACCGAATCTTTTTTTAGTAAATCTTGCTGTGTGGTTAGTTGATCAAACTCATGCATCTCGTGGTATTTCTTTATACTATCACTCATTTTTCAAGATTTTATTAAATATCTTAACTAATCCGATTTCTATTACCCTACACAAAGCGTAAAATAAAAATCCTTGTATCATTGCTGTTCCCATATTATTTTATTAAAGTGTCTCCTTCTTGTTGTTGTTTGGCCTGATCCTCCAGGTCCTTTTTAAGTTTTTCTATAGCCTCTTCATACCCAGGCATCCGTTTTAATGTCTCTAGAGATCCACTCGTTAAGTCTTTAATTGTTTGAATTTGACCCAGCAAAGCCCTCACTATTCCCCTCAACTCTCTAACTTCTTTTAACATCTCTATTAAGGTTTGTTCTTTCATTTTTTTACTATGTATTTAGCATATATATAATATAGCCAATGATTAAATTTATGTTTATTATAACTAAGTTCCACTGCTTGGCTATCCAAACTTGAGGAGTTAATAGCAACCCTCCAAGAACATATGTGATAGCACCTATATTTCCATAATTTAATATGTAAGGGGAAAGCATTATAAACGCAGAGCCCATGTATCCTAACCTGCTTGACAGTCTTTCTTTTGCTGTTAACCTTCTGTCATGTACTAATAACCTTATAAAAGAAGTTTTCCAACGAAACTCACACCTAGAGCATGTTTTTTTGCCCTCATGTTTAAAGTACTTACTTTCTTTGCTTTTTTTGCAAACGTTGCAAATTCTTTTTAATCGCTTATTTTCTGCCATAGCCATGCTTGTTGCGACCTCGGCCTACACACAACCATGGTTTCGTTGCCTATATAATAACAAAGGCTGTAAGTGTCTGTTGTATCTTTTCTTACAATACGCAATTCTTTATCTACATACTCTATTGTTCCTGTAGATACAGTTATTTTTTTCTTTGTACCAGCTTCTACAGTAAATCTATTAAAGGTGTCATTCTGAAATATTCTTACAAACTCTCCTTCAGTATTGTACCATAAACCGTATATTTCGGGAGATTGTGAGTATAGTGTTATGCTAAATAATAAGAGTAATAATGTTTTCTTCATACAATTTAAAATAAATGGGTAAATCTTGCCACTTGCCCGTGTTCTTTTGAGTGTATAAAAGCCTCAACTGCTTTTGGAGAATGTTGATATCCATTTCTGTGGTGCCATGAGTCTGTTCCCGAAGGAGACCTTAAGGCCTCTACTGTAACCCCTATGTAATCTTTAGATACCTTATGGTGAAGATGATGGATGTAAACATACCGATGCTTTGTTAAGCTCCACATATCTTTAGATTCCTGAGCCATCAACAAAGGAAGGTCTTGTTGTTTAGCTCCATCTCCATGAGTAGTGCCTATCAAAGAGTTTCCGTATTGATAGTATTTCCTGTGAGAAATATCAGTGTCAAAGCTTATGTGACTACAATTTCTATACCAGGACTTAATCGCATCTGCTAAAAAAAACCCGTTTTGATAGTCGTGATTTGATGGGTTGTACATTACATGAACATCAGCTATTTTTACTAGCTCATCTAAAACGTCTATATAGAGCTTCTTAGCCACTAAAAAGTTGTTGTACCACATTCCGTCTGTATCTTGTGGAGTTCCGGCCGTAGTCGTCCTCTTAGGGGTGTCTATGTGGAGGATATCATTACCTGCAACAAACACTATTTTGTCTATGTTAAAAGATTTAGATTTTTCAATGATTCCAGCTACTCCATCTTTAACTCTTTGGACTGCAATTTGATTATTATATTCTTCTCCTGTTTCAAAGCTCGATGCCAATTTCCCAATGTGTATATCAGCAGGATCAACAACAAGTAAGCAAGCATCAGAATAGTTTGGTCGCTTAATTTTTTCATAATTAAATGTGTGTTTTTTAATGTCATGAATATGATCTCTCAGCATTTCATCAAAAGTTGGTCCCTCATTATTACTTGGTTTAAACTGTATGGACCAATGCTTGTCTTTATTCCAAGCTAAACCTACACTCCCAACATTTATACCTCTTTCATCACATGCACCAGCCAAAGCGGGATGCTCCTCTGTTCTTTTCTTTTTATGAAAAGCCCTTCTTATGGCTTCAGAAGTTTGATGCTCAGTTCTTGAATCATCTTTTATGTTGTATTTTTCATGTAAAACCTGAGCTATTTTAGCAAAAGAGTATCCGTTTATTTCTCTTAACGAAACCCCTTCATCAACTAGTTTATTTAATTCAATCATTTGATTTTGTTTGATTGTGTGTCTTTTCTACCATGTTCTTTAGGTTGAAGAAAGTTTCTTCTATTTTAGATTCGGCATCGGGCAAAAGCAGGTAAAATTCGAGATCATTACACAATTTAATTAGTTTTCTTACTACATGTTTTACATACTTTCGCCTTGTCCCTTTCATATACTTTTATCTTGGTGAATCAAACATTGATCACCAAAAGCGTTGTCTAATTTTTTAATAGACCTGTATATAATTCTAGATTTCTTTTTTGTTTCTTGCTTTTCAGATTTAAGGGAATCACATCCCAAGTTTACATACATAAAAGCATCTAACTGAAGAAGGTTGTCAATTTTTTCTTTATCCTTCATAGTCTTATAAGACAACAGTTTATCACAAAACCCCTGAACATCTAGTTCAAATATACTATACTTAGCGCCTCTGAGCTTTTGGTAACGTTTTTGAAAATCATTCATAGGATTCTTTTTGTTAAAATTATAACTTTTTTTTATAAAAACCAAAATCCATCAAGATGTCCGCTTTTTGTGGCTGTTATATTGATGCCTATAAAGTCTCCACATTGCCTTAGAAGATGCGTGTTTATCATAAGATTCAGGAGATTCAATTGTTTTAACTTTTCCGCTATCCACATACTCAAATATAACCTTGAACTCATCGCCACAAACCTTTGGGTAACATCTAATTCTGTTTTCAAGACACCAGGACATAGCTTTAAAGTCCTCTTTAGTAGGAAAATACTCTTCTGTTTTTATTTTTTTTGGTCTTCCCATATTTTTAATTATAAACCGCAGTGCCCAGAATCGCACTCATTAAAATCGTCTTCAAAAAGCTCTCCCTGTAAATTCCATTTCTGAATATCTTCATACTTAATTTTATCTATTCCGTTTCGCCAACAGTCGTTTAAATGTTTAATTCCTTCTTTAGATTTAAACCACTCCATTTTATTTGGGTGCCATTCAAATCTTTTTCTTGCTAATATTAAATTTTGATGAAAGCATCCAACACAATTATTTATCCTTGCAAACCTAACGTTTTTATTTTTCCAGTACTTTTCAATATTATCTTTATAAATGCCATCTTTTATGAGAGGATACGATGGTTTTTGCCACTCTATAATACCCCATTTATTTCTAGTTTTTCTCTTGCCAACAACAGCTTTCATTTCTAACAATCCATTTTTATTTAGTTTATCGTTCATGTTGGCAGCTCTTCTTGTTTCATTAGCCCTAAACCCTATCCTCATTTCTACTGGCGTATTTATTTTTTTTCTCCACCATTCAAATATTGGTTCTAATTTTAACTGTGTGGTACAATATCTTCTTGTTACGTTTGGTAAACTGCCCGCACTGTCTAAAACTTTATCAAATGTTTTTCCCGTAACCCAAGATATTTTTCTACCTATATGTTGTTCTAAGTCAAGCATTGTATAAATAATTATATCATCTTCTGCGGTGGCAATAAATGGTGCTTGTATTCTGTCCTCTACCTCTTGTGCTATCTTTTTATCAGGAAATCTAGATTCTTCGTGTTCTATCCTCACTAAAGCAAATACATCATAGTCTGCCGGATAGTTTGCGGCTATATACGATGAGGTTTTTCCTCCAGATAAACTATTAATTTTTTTCATTAAAAAGGTAATTTATCAACATCAAACGCCTGTTCCGGTGTCATGTTTTTTTCAGGCTCCTGTTCCTCTCTATCAAAAACAAATGATGGAGGATTGTGCCCGGTGTAATATCTTCCTGATGGTATGTGATAATTAAACAATTCTCTTTGTTGCATCTCTCCTTGAAACTTCATTTTTACTTTATGTGTGCAAAATTCAACCTGATTCTTTTCTATAAATTCATCGCCCTCCTGTACCTGATCGAAAAATCTATAAATAGAAAACCCATCATGAGCCTGGTTTCTAAAGTCAGCCGACCCTGAGATGTCATAAAGGGTTGGTTTTTCATACACTTGTGCTTCATTCTTCTTCATTTTTGTCGGATGTGCTATCAAAAATATAATAACATTGTTCATTTGTGCAAACATTGTCAATTGAGTTAAAACTCTTTTAATCCTTGATAATTCTGCATCTTTGTTACTATCGAAATCCAATTTGTTAAATGCATCAATCACAAATATGTCTACCCCATAGATAAACATTTGCTCTTTAAACTTTTCCATCAACCAATTCCATGTAGGAAACTTGCCATCTTCTGAGCAGGTGGTATAAAGTCTTTCTTGTGCCCAATCCTTATACCTCTGTATCTCTGCTTTAGATATTCTTGGCAGACCAGCATTATCAATAAAAAAGTTCTTGCCAAAAAACTTTTCTAT